CCAGTTAAATAACCTTGTATTTTTGCGCTTGGCGGTGTTGTTCCTGCGGTAGTATCTTGAACGCTATCGCTAGTGTCTTCGGTAAGGGTACTAGCATCTAGTGGCCCCGGATCACCCGGAAACCCATTTTCTGTTACTGGAGCAGTATACATCCAGCTGGTATCGTATCCACTGGCAGGCAAATCAACTTCAGCACGATCAACAATAGCATCGTTTATCTCTAATAGTTTGTTTAATGTACTGTTTAGTTGACCTAAACTAGTATCCGGAATGCCGTCACCGTCGGTATCGATATCAACACGATTAATAATGTCTTTGAATTCTTGACTATCTACCATTGGTGCTAGTTTAATGCGCCATAGGTGCGGATACCAAGTTGGGGCAAAGCCTTCTGCCGCACGTGTAGCATCTTGTACTACATAGTAACGCTTAAGCGCACCACTTAACCCTTCGTCTAACGCATAATAGTCTTTAAGATGCGGCAATTCTAACACATCACCAACCATTACCTTGCGGCCCATCGAATCGACCATGTCGTTCAGGTGTAAGGTCATGAATATAGTGTCACCGGTTAAGAATAACCCAAATTGCTGTAGGTCAAAATCGTTATCATTAACACGATAGATAGCACGCATTTTATAGATATCTGCGTCATATTTGCGATCACGGTTTTCTAAGAACAGTAGGTCTTGAATATTTTTAGCACTGTCGCTGGCATATCCAGGTTCAGTTGCGCTGATAGCAACATTACCTGTGTTAGGGCCAAGGTACTTGTGTACGTATACATCAGTACCACCTACAGTGAACATTTCACTAATTCGACGATCAAAGAACCTGTAATCGTTACCTTTGTTCTCGCGCCATAAACTTAAACGTGGCATTTAACATTCCTAATTATCTAGTATTTATCGTCATTGACAAGCTAGCCAAATGATGTTATAATACTAAAACTATGAGATACCAAATACAGACTAGTTTAGATTGGCCAGCTACTCAAACAGCACTTGAAGCAACCATACACAAAATGAACAAGTATACTAATGATCTATGGAACATTAGTCATAATATTGGTTTAATGGTTAAAGACCTAAGTAAAGAAGAAATAAACTGTCGTAGATATCAAAAACAAACACGTGTCCATAAAGAAATGCTAGATAAGATTAATGAAGAGATAGCATCTTATGATAGAATGCTAACATTTGCGGTATTACTAGCTGGTTGACTTTTAATAGAAAGGGCTATATAATGTTAATTATGACAATAGAAGAAGCATACGCAGAAGTACAAGGGTTTGGAGAAATGAGTGGTGTTCGCAATCTGTGGGCGGCACTTAAGGCAATCGAAACTGAATGGGATGATATAGACACCCACACAAAAACAGCCTATAAAATGGTCAAGCGAGAATTAGAAAAGGAAATAGCAAATGGCAATTAAAATTGATGGAGCAAAGAAAAAAACAAAAGTAACACGTGATCCAATTTTTGCTGATGAAAAAGCAGTGGGTAGTGAACCAGTATGGGATACCGAACGTGCTCTTAAAATGGATGACGTTGATTTTGACCATCACATGCGTGTGAGCTTGCGCTATTACAACTATTTCTATTCTAGCAAAGAGCTTAAAAAATACTTAGTTGATTGGTTAAAGCAGACAGCGGGTGTTGCACACAAATTAGATGCTGTAACTATTACACGTTTTGCTAAAAGCACAGATGGATATACTCCGTTAACTGCTCCTGCGCTGATTAAAGCACACAGTAAAGGTATGCCGTTGCGTGAGCGAGAAATTAAGTATATTATTGGCGTTGTTCATAAAACATTAGAAATGGATGCTGGCGAAGAAAAGATTGCTGAAATAGTAGAAAAATCCAATGCTACAGTAGTTAAGGTTCCTACTATTCAAGACCGTATGAACGAAATTATGCGTACTCATATCCTACACTTTGAAGAGTTGGAAGATAGTCTATACGAAGGTGCCACGGTAGACCCAAAAGCCTACGAATACCTATCAGGCAAAAGCGTACCACAGGCTATGTTAGGCAAGATACAGGCAGTGTTTGAACGTCGCTATGCTGAAATCGTAGAAGCCAAGACTACAGATGACGAAGATCTTAAAGAAGCATACAGCTATATGAAGTCAGCAGACTACAAACGCTACGATGCTTTCTATACAAAACTGTTTGATGGCATCGCCCAATACGGGCAGGTTAAGAAAGCAACTAAGAAAGCAAGTGTGCGTAAACCACCACAAAAAGAGAAGTTGGTTGCTAAACTTAAGTATCAAAAGAATGATACAACTAATAAACTCGTTTCGGTTAGTCCTGTAGATATCATCGGAGCACAAGAGCTTTGGGTCTATAACACCAAAACACGTAAGCTAGGTAAGTATGTAGCAGAAGAAATGGGTGGCGCACTTGGTGTTAAGGGTACTGCTATAACAGGTTTTAACGAGTCTAAGAGCGTACAAAAAACTCTCCGCAAGCCAGAGCTACAGTTAAAAGACTTTTTAAGTGCCGGCAAGATTGAGCTACGTAAGTTTATGGATAATATCAAAGCAACTGATATCAAACTTAATGGCCGTATTAACGTAGACACTATCCTACTTAAAGTAGCATAAACAAAATTATCCTGTTATTGATAATAAATACACGATAACAGGATAATTTAAATGGCAACAGCTACCGGAAATCTAAACTCTCGTCTAAGTATTACTACAGACAATCTATTCAATGCCAACACAGGTACAGGTGCCGGGCATATTGACTTTAGCAGTGCTAGCATACAGGATGAACTAGCTACACTTGATCATCAACGTAACGACATTATTGACTATGTACGCCTACGATTAGGTGACGGAATGGTCGATGTTGAAGCAGACAAAGAGCATTTTGACATGGGCATCAAACAAGCCCTTATTCGTTATCGTCAGCGTAGTTCAAATAGCGTAGAAGAAAGCTATGCGTTCTTAGAATTATATCCAGAAACGCAAGAATATATATTGCCAAGAGAGATTATGAATATTCGAGCGGTCTATCGTCGAGGTATTGGTAGCGTGTCTGGTACTACTGCTAGTCAATTCGAACCATTTGCTAGTGGGTATTTAAACACCTACATGTTAGTAGCTGGTCGTGTTGGCGGACTAGTGAACTATGAATTGTTTACTGGATACCAAGAACTAGCTATGAAGATGTTTGGTGGGTATGTTAATTACCATTGGAACAAAACTACACATAAGCTAACACTTGTGCGTAAGATGCCATATCAAGGACCTACATACAGTGAAGATTGGAATGAAGGCGTTCTATTACACATAGACAACTACAAACCAGACGCAATGTTATTAAATGATCATACAGCATTTCCGTGGATCCAAGATTACGCATTGGCATTGGTTATGATCAGTGTCGGCCAAGCACGTGAAAAATTTGCTAGTATTGCTGGCCCACAAGGCGGCACCACTCTTAACGGAACCCAACTTAAAACAGAGGGTCAAGCAATGCTTGACAAGTTAGACGAAGATATTAGAAATTACGTCGATGGCGGAATGCCAATGACATGGATAACTGGATAACCAAACTGCTAGACCTAATAGCTTAACTGTATTACAATAGTATATCAATTAGGAGTTTTCAATGAGTTCTATCATCGCCATCTGCGGCTTTATGGGTTCCGGCAAGGACACCATAGCCGATTATCTAGTTAATTTCCACGGTTACAAAAGAGAAAGTTTTGCCAACAGCCTTAAAGATGCTGTAAGCGTAGTGTTTGGTTGGGACCGTGAACTGCTAGAAGGTCGAACTAAACAAAGCCGTGAATGGCGCGAAACTCGAGACGAGTGGTGGAGTAAACGCCTAAAGCAGGATATTACTCCTCGCTGGGTTCTACAGTACTGGGGCACTGAAGTAGTACGTAGAGGATTCCATAACGACATGTGGGTGGCTAGTCTGGAGAATAGACTGTTACACAGCAAAGACGATATTGTTATTACTGACTGTCGTTTTCCAAACGAAATTAAAGCCCTAAAAAATATAGGCGCCAAAGTACTCAGAGTTAAACGCGGCCCTGAGCCAGAATGGTACGAGCATGCTAAGAACTACAACAAAGGTCAGAAACGTATTGGGTGGGCATTAGGCAAACACGCATTAGACGAAGCCAACGTTCATGCTAGTGAATATAGTTGGGTAGGTAGTAAGTTTGATAAAGTTATTACTAACGATACTACCATTGAGGACTTGTACGAACAAGTAGAGGAACTATTAAAAGTCGGGGACGAGATCGCCCTGACGCCAGCCTAGTCCTTCTTTAGCAACTTCAATTTGACAGTTGGCGCAGACTGTTTTTAGATTAGATAAGTTAGTATTGTTTAAATTGCCATCGACGTGAAATACAAATGATTGTTCTTTGTACTTAAACTTAAAGCCACACTTTTCACAGTGTGGTTTTTTCTTATATCCTACTGCTAGCCATTTTGGTTTTGGCACAGGGATATTTTTCTTTTTTCTAATACAACTGTCGCAACGAGTCCTATAATACGTTTTTCCTTCACGTTTATAGTTGACAGCTACGGGCTTTTTGCCGCACACAGAACATAAATTTCGCCATTGCATACAGTTATTTATATGAACCTTTAAAAGGGCGGCATAACCAACCAAAAATTAAAATAACTTATAAATAGTTTAAAGTAACCTAATTAGAGGAACAATACTATGGCACTAATTTCACCAGGAGTACAGGTAACGGTAATTGATGAAAGTCAATATACTCCAACAGCGGCAGGCACAGTTGCTTATGTTTTACTTGCTACTGCTCAAGATAAAGATACACCGGGCGGCGATCTAGCATCCTACACAACACTAGCTACTGCTGGTAAATTACAAAAAATTACCAGTCAACGCGATTTAGTGTTGAAATATGGTACACCAACATTCCAAGTTGATGCATCAGACAACCCAATACATGGCGACGAGCGTAACGAGTACGGCTTGTTAGCGGCTTACAGCGCATTGGGCGTTTCAAATCAAATTTATATCCAACGTGCAAACGTTGACCTAGCACAGTTAGAAGGAACAACAATCCGCCCAACTGGCACTCCGACTGATGGAACATATTGGTTAGATTTAGGTGCTACTAGTGCTGGTATATACGAATTTAACACAGCAAGAACAGGATTTACTCTACAATCAACTCGCGTAATTACTAGTGCGGATGATGTAGATGGTACTACTCCTAAATCTTCAATTGGTGCGATCGGTGAATATGCTGTAGTTGCTAGAAACACCAACAACCCAATATACCAAAAAGGTTATTTAAATAGATGGAATTTAGTAGGCACTGAAGAATGGGAAAGTAACGTTGTTACATTAACCGGTACAGTATCTAATCCAACTAATTTAAGCGTTGGAGATAAACTAGTTATCAACGGTGCTAATATTACACTTATTGGTACTACAGTAGCAAACGTAGCACAACAAATTAGTTCATCTGGTATTGCTGGCGTAAAAGCTACAGTAAATAGCGTTGGTCAAATTGAAATTCGTATTGATCGTAACTCAGAAAGCAACGGCACTACAGCCGATGGTGAAGTAACTATTGCTAAAGGAACTACAATTGGCGGAGTTGATGCTGCGGCTAAACTAGGTTTACTTACATCTAATACACAGACATTTAACGGTCCAACAATCCAATTTAGTGACTATCGTAATATCCCAGCATGGAGAGAAAGCGATGCTCCAAATACACGCCCGGCAGGTTCTGTATGGTTTAAAACATCAGCAACCGGCAACGGTGCTAATTTTGGTATCAAACGCTACAGTTCAGCATTAGCTTCATGGGAAACATTAAGTGCTCCATTATATGCTAATGATAATGCCGCAATTTACGGATTAGATCCAAATGGTGGTGGTGGCACATTAGAAGCTGGTTTTATCTATGTAGAGTATGATGTTAATACTGGCACATTCATGGACAATGCTGAAGGTACATTTAAACTACGTAGAAAAAATACCGCTGGTATTTTTAAAATTACAGGTCAAGATATTACTCCATCATTTACTCCAACTGAAACATTTGTAATTGAAGTAAGTGTAGCAGGTAATATTACACCACAATCAGCAACAATCACAATGAGCGGTTCAACTGCTTCATCATTCGTAGCTGATATTTTAAGTGCTAATTTAAGAGATGTTATTGCTACTGTTGAATCAAGCGGAGCAGTAAGCATTACACACCTAGCTGGTGGTACAATTAAATTATCAGAAGGTTCTGGTACTCCTATTAGTGATGCTGGTTTAAACACAGCACCAGGCGTAGAAGAAATTGATACAGACGTGTACTTTGCTAGTCCATTTAGAGATCTAGTTTATACACCATCAGTATCTGCTCCATACAGCAACCCAACTGATGGTACACTATGGTACTATAACAGCCCATTAGAAGTTGACATTATGATTCATGATGGCACAAATGGCTGGAAAGGATATAGACAAGTTGGTAGTGACGCTCGTGGTTATGATTTAACAGCAACAGATTCAGAAGGCCCAATCCTAAGTGCTACACAACCAACAACACAATCAGATGGTTCAAGCCCAGTAGTACCAGGCGAGCTATGGATTGACACAGGTGACTTAGAAAATTATCCAGTAATTCGTCGCTATGATGGCGCAACATGGGAATTAATTGATAATACTGATCAAATTAACGTTGATGGTATTGTGTTTGCTGATGCCCGTTGGGACACTAGCGGTACAGTTAACCCAATTACAGCAGATGCTGTAGCTATCAGTACACTAGCATTAAGTGATTATTTAGACCAAGATGCTCCTGATTACCAATTATATCCACGCGGTGCGTTATTGTTTAATACACGTCGTAGTGGTTACAATGTTAAACGTTTTGAAAGCACATGGCATAAAGGCGCAAGCCCAGAGCCCACAGTAGTAAGCGCATGGGTTTCACATAGTGGTGTTGATAGCGATGCTGTTCCATACTTTGGACACAAAGCACAACGCAACACTATCGTTGAAGCAATGAAATCTGCTATTGAATCAAGTACTGAGTTACGTGAAGAGCAAACAGAGTTTAACTTAATTGTTTGCCCAGGTTACCCAGAACTAATTCAAAACATGATTACACTAAACAACGATCGCAAACAAACAGCGTTCATCATTGGTGATAGTCCATTAGATCTAAACAGTTCTAATATTGAACCTTGGATTAAAAATACTAACCTAGCATTAGACAACGGTCCTAAAGGTCTAGTAAGTAACAGTGAATATTTAGGTGTTTACTACCCAGCTGGATTTGGTACAGATTTAGGTGGTGAAAGCGTAGTAGTTCCAGCATCACACATGATGTTACGTACATACATCCGTAGTGATAATGTTAGTTACCCATGGTTTGCTCCTGCTGGTGTACGCCGTGGCGTTATTGATAACGTTAGCGCAATTGGTTATATTGACACTACAGAAAGCATTTTCCGTAGCATTGGTGTAACAGTTGGCCTACGTGATGTACTATACGCAGACAGAGTTAACCCGCTAACAGTATTACCAGGTGTTGGTCTAGTAGCATACGGTCAAAAAACTCGTAGCCCAATGACAAGCGCAATGGATCGTGTTAACGTAGCACGTTTAATTTGCTACTTACGTTTAGTATTAGACAAAGTTGCTCGTCCGTTCATATTTGAACCAAATGATACAATTACTCGTAACCAAGTTAAATCATCATTTGAAGCAGTATTGAATGATGTAGTTGCTAAACGTGGTTTATACGACTACTTGGTAGTATGTGACGAAACAAACAATACACCGGATCGTATTGATCGTAATGAATTGTATGTTGATATTGCTATTAAACCAGTCAAAGCAATTGAGTTCATCTATGTTCCAGTACGTATTAGAAGTACAGGAGCCCAATTATAACATAAGCTAGGGGAAGAAATTCCCCTAGATTTTATGAGACGAATTGGTATAAATATATAAAAGGAATAATAAAATGGCAACAGCGTCATTAAGCAAATTTACAGTACCGTTAGCAACAGACCAAAGCGCATCAGCTCAAGGCCTGTTAATGCCAAAATTAAAGTTCCGCTTTCGCGTAACTTTTGAAAACTTTGGTGTAGATCCGGCTACTACAGAATTAACAAAACAAGTTATGAACTTTACTCGTCCTAAACTAAGTTTTGAAGAAATTATAATCCCTGTTTACAACAGTAAGATCTACTTAGCAGGCAAACCAACATGGGAAACAGTTACCGTTACAATGCGCGATGACGCATCGGGCGGTGTTTCTAAACGTGTTGGCGAGCAAATGCAAAAACAATTCGACTTTATGGAACAATCAAGCGCATCAAGCGGCATTGACTATAAATTTATCACTAAACTAGAAGTATTGGATGGTGGTAACGGAGCAAATCAAGTTAATGTTCTTGAAACTTGGGAACTATATGGTTGCTATATTAGTAATGCTGATTACGGCGATGCTGATTATAGTACAAATGATCCAATGACTATTGCGTTAACAATCCGCTATGACAATGCTGTACAAACTCCAGAAGAAACAGGTATTGGTAGTACAGTAGCTAGAACGTTAGGTGTAACAACTACTGGTTAATCCAGATGACACAACTTAAAGCCCGGTTAAAATCCGGGCTTTTTTATCTCGATAAATAATGTAAATAGGTAAACATTATGGCAGGGTTCTTTAACCAATTTTTACAACAATTAGGTACAGGTGATGAAATTCACGACTGGCAACATGCCTCTCGTACCTTTGTTGATGGTCTATATAGATTAAGTCCTAAAATTGGCACAATGTACCATGTGTTCATTGACCTTAATCCAACAGTAGCAACAGTAGATCAAAATAGTCAAATTGAAATTGGGCTAATGGCTAAAAGTGTAAACTTACCTAAGTTTAGTGTACAAACTAAAACATTAAACGCCTACAACAGAAAGAACATAATACAAGAACGTATTAACTATGATCCAATTTCGCTAACATTCCACGATGATAGCGCAGATGTAGTGCGTGAATTTTGGTACAACTATTACTCTTACTACTATAGAGATGCCGATCACGAAGAATCACTTTTCCATCAAGATCACAAATATAAACAAAGACAAGAACAAACTTGGGGATATACTCCACAAGGCGGTAATAACACACCAACCTATATTAACGCTATAAGAATATACAGCCTACATCAAAAGAGCTTTAGTTCTTATATATTGATGCGCCCAACTATTACTAACTTCCAACACGGCCAACACATAGCTGGCGAATACGATACTATGGAACATAGTATGACTGTAGCATACGAAGCAGTACGCTACGAAACTGGTCCAGTAACCAATGGCACAGTACAAGGATTTAATGTAATACACTACGACAACCAAGCAAGCCCACTGAGCAGTTTAGGTGGTGGCACCACAAGCATCTTAGGCCCAGGTGGTCTTATTGAAGGTATAGGCGATGTAACAACTAACCTAGCCAATGGCAATTTTGTACAGGCTGCCTTGGGTGGATTTAGAACAGCAAATAATTTTAAAAATACCAATTTGAAAAACGTAGCATCGGCAGAACTACAACAACTGGGTAAAAATATATTGCGTGGCCAAAATCCATTGAGCACAGTTTTTGTTCCAACAGCCGCTGGTATTAATCAAGGTATTAGCAAGGCAATTAGCGCAATTCCGGGTGTTAATAAGATTACCAATACAAACAATATTAATAGTCAAGATAATCAATTACCGTCAAGTAATCAAGGTATCACAAACGTATAAGGAACAACTATGGCTATCGGCAATTTACCACCAAGTTCAAGTTTAAATAACACAACTGAATACTTTAACAATTTCTTTTCACAAAATTATAATGTTAATCAAAACGTCAACGATGCGGTTGTTGGATACTTCCAGTCTGTAACTGGAGATAAATCTAGCGGCACATTACTAGCGGCGTCAGTTATCTATACTGCTCAAACACAGGGTATGGATATTATGTCGCTATTAGATGAATTCCGTAAACTAAAAACACAAGAACTTAGTGCGTACCTAGCAATGTTGTTAAACTTTAATAGAGTAGAAACTAGTCTATTAGGCATTAGCAACAGTCCACCTATTAACAAATACATTCAACGAGCAATTCTAGCGTAATTATGAGTAAGTATGCCAACGGCAAATACACAATCAAACACCCAGAAAAATACATAGGTAAAAAAGTTCCTACCTATCGTAGCAGTTGGGAATTTACTTTTTGTAGTTTTTGCGATAATAATCCAGCAATAGTTAATTGGGCCAGTGAAGCAATACAGATCCCTTATTTCAATCCTGTAAAAGGCAAACAGACAATCTATGTACCAGATTTCTTAATAGTCTATGTAGATGCTAATCAACGTAAGCACACTGAACTAATCGAAATTAAACCCAGTACTGAAACCACGATGGAATCAGCACGTAGTTATCGTGATAAACTTATGGTAGCAATGAACATGGCCAAATGGGCCGCCGCTGATGCGTGGTGTAGAGCCAACAATATTCGATTTAGAGTTGTAACCGAATACGACATCTTCAAGAATATGAAACGTTAAATAATAAACTATGACACAAAAACTATCAGACCTATTTAATTTACCGCCTGCGGAAGAAACAACAGTTGAACAAGCAGAGAACACTATAGAAGACAATCGCGCTATGATTGAAGACGTTGATCGTGCGATTGATAAAATAGATGCTGCACTGCCATTTGTAGCAGATTTAGACACTAGTGATAAAGAACTAGATGAACTAAGCGATCTAGCTAAAGAAAAGTTCAATGACCTAATTGATCTAGGCATGAACGTGGAAGCACGTTTTAGCGGGCATATCTTAGCCACAGCGGGCACACTGCTAGGACATGCTATTACAGCTAAACAAGCCAAGTTAGATAAGAAGCTACGTATGGTAGACCTACAGCTTAAGAAAATGCGCTTAGATCAACAAGCAGCCAAAGATGCTGAAAAAACCGACGGTAGCAAGCTACTAGACGCCGAAGACGGTAAAGGCGTTATACTTGATCGCAACGAACTATTAAACCAGCTTTTGGGCAAGAGTAATTTGCCAAAGTAGCATAAATAACACTATACAGGATCCTTACGAGTATGAAGAACTTTTTAAATTATCTAGCAGAGAATCAAAAAACTTACGAATTCCGTGTTAAGATTGCTAACTTTGACCCTAACGAAAGAATGGACCAAATCAAAGCAGCTCTCGAAGCATACGCGGTAGAAAGCGTAAGTACACCAAAGCGTTTGCCAATCATGGAAAGCGATATTGATTTTCCTAACATCAAAAATTGTCAAGTATATCTATTAGATGCGGTACTTAAATACCCATGTAATAATGATCAGGTTCGTGCTGTTATTGCTGAACGTGCTAATATTCCGGCAGCTAATGTGTTTGTTGTTCCTAAGAACCACCCAGAAGAACTATGGCGTTGGAACGAAAGTGGTGACAGCGATCTACGTGAATTTAAACAAGGCGAAGCAGTATTAGATAAACCTTACGAAGACAATCCGGCAGCAACACAGGCTGGTAAAGACTATGCGAGTTTTAATAGTATTCTTAAAGAATTATCAACACCTAAAGAAGATATTGCTGAAGGTAAAGATGACACACCAGAAAGCAACAACGGTAAAACAACCAACGAATTACCACAAGGCAATACTAGCCCTGTAGGTAGCAATCAAAATAAGATCCCATCCGCTAAAAAAGGACAGAAATAACATGAGCAATATGTACGATATCTTAGGTAAATTAAAATCAGTGTTTGCTACCGAAGTAGCAACTCCAAAATCATCAGAGCCATTATACGAAAGTGTAGAGCCAAAAGGTGATATCATGGAAGCTGTTAAAAGTTTAGAAGCTAAATTCCAAACATTTAACGAATCTGCCAAACCAGACTTCTTAGACATGGACAAAGATGGCGACAAGAAAGAGCCAATGAAGAAAGCTGCTAAGGAAAAAAAAGCTGAACCTTTTAGTAGCGACGACTACGATGAATACGGTGTACGTCACTCCTCATCTTTTAATCAACCACCTAAGAAAGCAGTTAAAGATAAGAACAATGCTAAAGGTGCGTTTAAAGATATGTTTGGCGGTGACGCAAAAGATCTAACCAGCAAACTAAAAATTAAAGAAGGTCAAGGTCCATATACACTTGATGATCCTAAACACCCTAAGTTCAAAGCAAACTACGAAAAATTTAAAAAATCTAATCCTGATTGTAAACTAGCAGACTTTGTTGCGGCAATGAAAAAGAAAGAAGCAACGATGAATGAAGCGGCTTACGACGAGCCAGAAGCACCTAATGCCGATGCTATTGCTAAACGTAAACGTCTACAAGCATTAAAAGACCGTCAAGAAGACGAACGTGCTGAGCGTGGTGGTAGCAATACAAACACCCCAATCCGTAAAGTTGCTGGTAAAGCCTACGGTGGCGCTGCACAGAAAGATGACGTTAGCGATTTAGATGAAGTAGCACCTCCAGGTGCTAAAGCCGAACGTATGGTTAAACACATTAAGAAAGGTTATAGTAAAGACGGTAATCTATCTAAGAAAGAAAAAGGCATTGCTTATGCTACAGCATGGAAAGCAAAAAAAGCAGGTAATTTAGATGAAGGTACAGAGTTTGGCGACACTATTAAAAATTCTGCTCCTGATATGAAAAAAGCTAAACCTACTAAACTTAAAGAAAGTCGTATGATCCAAGAGAGTGATTATTATTACGAAGAAATTGGCAAAGCATTAGCTGAAGACAATCCAAATTTAGACACATCAACTGGTGATTTTGAAGCGGCTGTACGTAAAGAAATGGTAGCACGCGGTATGAAACCAGAACGTGCTAGAAACATTTTATTAATGGATGAAGACTTCTTGGGCGATGTAGCTAGTGCTTATGCTCACTATTGTAAAGAACTTGCTGAAAGCAGTATTGTTCCAATGACAGCACCTGTGTCAGCACCAATAGTATCAAACACTGAAGAATTAGATGAGATTGCTAGATTAGCAGGTTTACCTCCAACAGTTAAACCAGCAGTACTTGAAGTAACTGAACTTGATGAAGCTGTTAGTCGTAAAGATTTCCGTATGGTTGCTGATTTAATCAAAGCAAATCCAGACCGTGCGAAAGCTACAGAGTTAGCACATCACCATGCTGGTATTTTTGCTCAACAAAATCCACGTTTTAAACGTGATATGTTCTTAAATGCCTGTGGCGTAGATACTACTCCAGAAGTTTCTGTAGATGAAGGTAACGAATTTACTAAAGCACGTCTTGATGCTATACAGTCAGGTAAAGATACATTTGTAGTTGGTGGTAAAACTCATAGTGTTTCTGGTGACGTATCGCAAGAAAAACAACAAGTTGAAGAAGCTATTAACGTAACAATTAATGCGTCAGCAGATAGTGCTGATGGTATTCATGTATTACAGTTGTTAGCTGGATTACAATCAGCAGAGCTACCAGCCGAACCAACAGTGCCAGTGGCTGCTCCTGAAGTGCCGGTAGCACAAGAAATTCCAGTAGGTGACGAGGGCGGTGAAGTTGCTGAAGAACGTGACATTGAGTATGTAAATACACCAAATGAAAAAATTGCTCCACTAAGCGCAGCAATTCCGAATGGTACTGATTTACATAAATCTAAACGTCAAGATCCACGCACAGCTAATAAAGCTGCTAATCCGTTAGCAGTTGAAGAAAGCCTATGGAAAGACTACGAAAGTTTAATTAGCGATATCAAAGCCTAATGAAAATTAACGAAATCGTTACTGAAGCTAAACTAAGAAAGGGAGCTCGTAGAGCTATCCCTGGCTTAGAAAGCTACCCGGGCCTGGATAATAACAATAATCCATATTTGGCGTATCGATTTGGCATTGAACTAGCAGGCAGTCCTAATAGTGATCGTGACGTTGATGATCAAGGCGGCTGGGGCAGTGAATTTGCTACTATTGCCTATACAGAAGGCGAACGCGAAATCATTGATCATGCTAAAAAGAAATTTGGTATTCCTACTAAAAAACAAAGTAATAAAAAATCTTCTGAACTAGATAAAGTTAATAAAACTAGTCCAGTAGCTCAACGCAAAAAGAACAAATACGGTGTCTAATCATATACATTTAAAGTCGACTGACTTTTATAAAACAGAAGATCTTATACCTGAAGCAGTATTAGATGAAAATGATCCTCTATTGGATATGAAACGATTAGCTGGTATTAGTTTAACTCCTGGTCTTAATGTAGGCCGTCTACAAGAATATACTACCCCAGGTAGTGTAACTACAGCAGGTAGTAATACAAGTATAACTGCTATGGAAAAGATTAACTATCAAAACGAAAACAACGTACAACCAGGAAGTCCAGAATGGTTCCGTTTATGGTTTAGTAAACCATATCTAACAGGTGAAAGTCCCTGGTAATTTAGCAATACCACCTCGCAGCCAGGATAAGTAATTACATGGCACAACCCAGAGCAACCGAAAACGTTCTAGTAAAGAAACCTCATACCATTGAGAGTTACACACAAGAACAACTACAAGAATTCGCAAAGTGCGCTGACCCTATTACTGGGCCAGAATACTTTATGAGTAATTATTTTTACATACAGCATCCTACTCGGGGCCGTATGTTGTATCAACCATTTGACTATCAAAAAGGCCTAATTAACAGCTACCATAACTATCGTTATAGTATATCGTTAATGCCCAGACAAACAGGTAAGTCAACAAGTGCCGCAGGTTACTTGTTATGGTACGCTATGTTTGTACCAGATAGTACTATCCTAATTGCCGCACACAAATACACAGGTTCACAAGAAATTATGCAGCGTATTCGATATGCTTACGAAAGCGTACCCGATTATATACGTGCTGGTGCTACTAGCTATAACAAAGGTAGTATAGATTTTGATAATGGTAGTCGTATAGTAAGTGCCACAACTACTGAAAACACAGGTCGTGGTATGTCTATATCACTACTATATTGCGATGAGTTTGCGTTCGTTCGCCCTACCATAGGACGAGAATTTTGGACTTCTATTAGTCCCACACTAGCAACTGGTGGTAAATGTATTATTACTTCAACGCCCAACAGCGATGAAGACCAGTTTGCTACCCTATGGAAAGGTGCGAACAAATGCGTAGATGAGTTTGGCAATCCAACTGAGTTAGGAATAAATGGATTCAGAGCATTCCGTAGCTACTGGCGAGAACATCCAGATCGTGACGAAAAATGGGCTATGGAGCAAAGAGCACAGTTAGGTGATGAACGTTTCCGCCGTGAAATGGACTGTGAGTTCATTATCTGGGACGAAACATTAATTAATCCTAGTCATTTAGTTGATATGGAAGGTAAAGACCCTATAGAGCGCCAGGGCCAAGTACGATGGTATAAAAAGCCAGAAGCTAACAAAACATATCTTGTAAGTTTAGATCCTAGTCTAGGCACAGGTGGCGACCCTAGTGCTATACAGGTATTTGAACTGCCTACATTTATACAAGTGGGTGAGTGGCAACATAATCGTACTATTGTACAAAGACAAATTGCTATTCTCAGTGAAATTACCAAGTACCTAAGTGAAACAGTTTCTGTTAATAACATTTACTATAGCTTAGAAAATAATACATTAGGAGAAGCCGCGTTAGTGGCACTAGCGGAGTTGGGCGAGGAAAATATCAAAGGAACATTCTTGAGTGAGCCTAAGTCAATGGGCGGCGGCCGCAGATATCGTAAAGGATTTAATACTACAAATAAATCAAAATTAAGTGCCTGCGCTAAGTTAAAAAACCTAATAGAAAGTAGAAAGATGACTGTTAATAGTAAGAATCTTATTAGCGAACTTAAAACGTTTGTGGCCAATGGTCCTAGTTATGCTGCTAAACCCGGTGAAACTGATGACCTAGTGATGAGTTTACTGTTGTCAGTCCGCATGGCAATGTTATTACAATCATATGACAGTAGTCTCGACAATGCTATGAGAGATACATTGGATGACATGATCGAGCCAATGCCATTCATACTTTTTTAATACCTTTTATTATGAATTGGTATAAGCAGTACACGCTGCTAAGAAGAATAGATAAATAATACTATGAGAGAAACAGATAAAATAGCAGAAGCGTTATTTGAAAAAATACGTGACAGATTTGAGGATGTTAGCCTAGGCGACGATAAAGCTAAAGCCACACAAGATCCTGAAAATGCCCGCTTCTTCAACTTTGACTATGTAGTCGATGATAAAAACTACGGCAATATTACTATTAGCCTTATTGACGAGTCTAGTCTTAAAGTATATTTTAGTAAAAACATTAGCCACGAATTACAAGATGAAGAGCGCGACAAATGGTATGCGTTCTTACGTGAACTACGTGAATTTTCTAAACGTAATTTACTAAGTTTTGAGCCACGTGATATCACTCGCGCAACACTTAAACATCGTGATCTACAACAGGTAAGCAAAGCTGATAGTACCTACGATAAAGACGAAGTAGTTAGTGAAAGTCGTATGTATGGCACAATGAATCGTAGCTATGAGGACTTTGGTCCTGTGCGTATCAAGGTAGCACATGCTAAACCTATTACCGACGAAACACGTGGTGCACGTTCACGTAACATTGCGGCATTGTTTGTAGAAAACAATCAAGGCGAGCGTTTCCGTATGCCATTCGAAAGCCTAATTGGCACCCGTGCTATGGCACGTCATATCAGCGCAGGTGGCACACCGAGTGACGAATTTGGTCAACATATCTGTGAAATGGTTGAAGAATTAAACAAACTGCGCCCATTTGTTCACAGTATGCGTCATAGACAATTTGAAGATGCTACTACTAACGATATGTTAGAATCAGCATTTGAATATCACGGCCTGCTTAAAAATACTCTTAAGAAACTGAAGGGTAAAAAAGGCTATAACGAATATAAAGAATCATATACTCCTCCGTTGAACGAAACAGACGAGTTTAATGAAGATGAATTACGTGAGAAGTTTGTTAAGAAAGTGTTTCCTGACAGACTATCACAAGCACTACCAATTGTACACAAGGCTTATAATATGAAAAAAGAAAACGCAAATCAATACTCGGCACAATTTGAAAATTGGGCCAATGGGGTAGCTGAAAGCTGGGATGATAGCAACGATGCCGGTAATGAACCGATTAGTGTTGATGATCTAGCAGACTTATTAGCTGAACCAGTCCCGTTTGGGGTTGATGGTATTAACGCAGTAGCAGCAATACGTGATGCTATTAATAGCAACGAATTAGAAAGCAAACTAGTAGCACAGGCCAAACAAAATCCAGACGCCGATGCCCGTGACAGTATTGTTAGTTGGGTATATGATAATGCTCCAACAGTGTATCAAGAGCTTATGAACGAAATTGGTGATGTAGACTCGGGCGAATTAGGCGAGTCTGGCACAGGTGATGCCCCAGTTGATAGCATGACACGTGCTGAATTGTTAGACTTTTTAGGCGCAAGCCCAGAAGAAGTAATGAACGTCAGTGATGATGAACTACGTGTTGCGGCTAACGAAAAAGCAGAATCATTACCCGAAGGTGACACATATGGCGCAAGCGGTACAGATGAACCGGTGGTAGATGAAGCACATGATGACTATGCGGGCGAAGATCAAATTGAATCTATCCAATCAGCTATCCTACGTAGAATCTTGGGTAATATTGGACAACATCAAGAACTATTAATGAAAGCAGGTCCAGATGGTGTTATGAATGCCGCACGTGATGTAGCATCATTCCACGCACCGGTAGAAGAATTAGGCTCAAGCGATATTAGCATTATGGTCCGCGAAGTATATCGTGAAGTAGGCGTAGAATATTCAGAGTTACCTGAACAATTAGAAAAACACTTATCAGAAGAATACTGTGACGCATGCGACAGTGCTAAATGTTGCTGTGACAATGGTAATGAAGAAATGGACGAATCTGTAGCAGGTGACGATCACGTTAACAAAGATGAAAAACTAAAACGTATGGGCGCAAAACCATTAAGCTTCAAAGACAAACTTAAAACTATTCCTCAAGGTATTAAGGCAATGGCCAAGGGCGAACCAGAAGACGATGTAACACTATACAATAAACAGTTCGATGAAGACATCGCACAAATGCGTAAGATAGCGGGCTTAGTAAAATAACAAATATAATATCAATTAGAAAAGGCACTTTTATAGTGCCTTTTTTGTTGGCTGATAAGTAATTATATGAGTATAAAACTAGTATTACCATTTGTTGAAACTATGATTACGCAGGTGTGTAATCTAAGTTGTCACGGCTGTACTAACTACAGTGACCTAACACACACTGGATTTGTTACTTGGGCGCAAGGACGTCAAGAACTAGAAGCATGGCTGGATCGAGTTGATATATTAGACTTTGGTATCTTAGGTGGCGAACCATTGGTCAATCCGGAAGTAGACAAATGGATTGTGGGACTACGTGAACTGATGCCCAAGGCTCAAATACGTTTTACTACAAATGGCATTAACCTAGATAAAAAGTTTCATATAGTAGATCTACTACACGACATTGGTAACTGTGTGATTAAAATTGGTGTACATGTAGATGATCCTAGATTAGAAACAACCATACAACGTATCTATGATAGATACGATTGGCAACCTGTAACTGAATACGGTATACAACGCCATACCACAGGTGACCGTGTTAGATTTCATGTAAAGCGTCCAGATACATTCTATAAAACATATCAAGGCACATACAGCGATATGAAACCGCACGACAATGATCCAGCAAAGGCATTTGCTATTTGTTGTCAACAAACGTGCCCGCTATTACACAAGGGTAAACTACATAAATGTAGTACTGCTGGGTTAGTAAAAGAAACACTAGACAAAGTAGGCAATCCTAATGTGGAGTTGTGGGAACCGATGATAGATCATGGTATAGGTTCTGATTGCTCTGATTTAGAATTAGAACGATTTTTAGCTAACTTTGGCAAGCCCAATAGTATTTGCCGTCAATGCCCTACTGTAGACGACATTGACTCTAAAATTATACATTTAGAAAATGTGTCAACTAAAAAAATAAAATGACCTTAAGCATTGGCACACTTGATCGTAAGATATGGAGCAAGGATCTAATCCTAGTCTACCTATACCACTGCCTTACCAACAACAAACGAGCAACAATAGACATGTTGCCTGAAGGGTCTTGTGCTATTGGATTAGGATTGTATGAATTATTAGATCAGTTCTGTGATACTACCGGATACCCTAAATCTAACGTTACAATTAAAACAGCTAATATGTTAGAGCAACATAGCGAATATCGAATAATACGTGATGCTAACAGCTGGTATGAGATTAGCAGCATACAGGAATGGTTGTCTAATAGAACTATATCAACCGGCACTACTCCATCCAAACACTTTGCTAACTTTTCTAGTAGAACAAACTGGTCAAGACTATGGATAGCAACTATATTAGATACCTATTACTCAGATAAAACATTACAAACATACTTGTACGACCAAACAACTAACAATTATAATCCTAAATTATACACAGGAATAGATGATTTGATTAGACAGGGCTGTGATATGTATATAGAAGCAGCTAAGTTTATTGGTACATGCCCACGTACACTAGATATGCCTCAGATTTTAGAGCCTATACAACATCCGGAAAATTTAAAATTATTAGATTACTATCACGACATATTCTTAGATGTTGTGGTTGAACCCAATGTTCACGGCAATTGTTTATTAGTAACAGAAAAGTTGTGGCGCTGTATAATAGCACGCAGACCTTTTATAGTAATGAGCAATAAAGATTATCTAAGTAATTTGCGAAAATTGGGATTCCGCACATTTGATCAGTTTTGGTCAGAGGAGTACGATAGTTACGCAGAAGCTGATCGTATACGAGCAATACACACACAGCTTGATCTAATATCAACATATAAGGTGTCTCAACTAACTGAAATGTTAGATCTTATGAATGATATATTAGAACATAACTATAACACATTTATTGGACTAACAGCTCATAAAGTTAAACGGGTATTTTACAATGTCTGATTTAGTTAATTTCTTCTGGCAACAGGTATACAATGTTATTGATCAAAATGATCGATATGAAACTGTATTAGAATTTGGCGACACACTAGTAATTAACTTTGATTGCCTGTACGAGCGTGAGCGAACACTACGGGCCAATGATCAATTGTTGTATTACCTACACAAAATAGGGCAAGATAAACGTTTTATTTTTATATCCGAAGATGGTGCTATACTAGAACATTCTGGTGCCATTGATGTAATCAACAATATAATTAAAACGTTTAATTTAACTGCTAGCACCTGCGCAGTTATCTGTAGAGAAGAGATAGCAATACCTAATGCCACAGTTGATGTAGTTGATTGTGTACCCTATTGGTGTAAGGTATTGTATAGCAGTGTTAAAGGTATCTCTATACCGCAGGGCAATTTTACAAAAAAGTTTGCTGTTTGGTTTAATCGTGGTACTATATTTAGATTAGCTATTACACAGCACTTGTACGAACACTATTTGAATGACAGTATAATATCCTATCAAGAACAGGGCGTGCTAGTTGATAGAAAAATGACTGATTATAATCAAGAGTTAATTGCCTGGGCAGAACAGCATACCCCTATAGTCTACGATCAACTGTTTCCTAATAGAACCTACACACACGAACTAATAGTAGGTCAACGCCACCCCTACAATGAATACTTTATGGAGATTGTTTGTGAAACCGATGTGCTTGGTACTAGTTGGATTACCGAAAAGACAATTAAAAATCTATACATAGGTAAACCTTTTATTGTCATGAGTGGGGCGGGCACGCTGGCTAAACTACAGTCTTACGGGTTTAAAACATTTGCACCGTGGATAGATGAAAGTTACGATAGTATAGACAATGTCCATCTACGACAACAAGCAGTACTAGCAGAAATAGATAGTATAGCAACGCTATCATATGCCGATATTAATAATCTGTACTCCGAAATGAAACCCGTATTAGAGCATAATAGGCAAGTATTTTTAGATGTAATACGGGCACAGCAATGACACAGATACTGCTAGCTGGAGATAGTTGGGGCATAGGCGTATATCAAACTGTGAATGGAGTATATACTGCTACAGGGCAAGGAATTCAAACTATATTAGAATCACAGGGATACACTGTGACCAACATCAGTGTTGCTGGAGATGCTAATAATAATATAGCACAGCGTATTAAAGGTAACACAGCAGATCATATACTGTTTTTACAAACAGATCCGTTTAGGGAGCATTGTCAACATAAAGATGGGTTTAAGAAACTAAGACCCGTATTTTTTAAACACTTACTTACATTTGATTCGATTGATCATTGTTTAGATGTATATTACAATAACCTATACACAACGCTAAACAGATTAAATAAACCAATTATCTGTTTAGGCGGTTGGAGTAAACTACATCCTAGTATATATAATTACAGCAATTTAATACCGGCTGTTCCTAGTATAACAGAATTGCTAATACCTACAGCAACAGATGTGTACTTAAGTGACTTTGAGTGGTTTGCGCAACTTAATGATAATGTAGAAGTTATGCTCAAGTTTGGTACAGAAATTAAACAAATAATGTTAGAATCTAGCACCAAATTTGACCTTATTAACCAACAGTGGAACGATGTACACCCTAACCTACAGGGTTATATGCTTTTGGTAGAAAAAATTCGAAAATATCTCTTGTAAGATAAATAATTATAGCGTATAGTATATAAATGCTTATACGTTTTAGGCATATTAAAGACCAACTTAACATAAAGGAAAACATCATGGCAACATCATTAGCAGAAATTCGTGCGAAATTACAAGCACAAGAAACTCGTGGTTCAGGTAATTCACAACAAGGTGGCGACAACGCTATCTACGCTCACTGGAACATTCCAGAAGGCACTTCGGCAAGAATCAGATTCCTCCCAGACGCAGATCCAAAGAATACATTCTTTTGGGCAGAACGTCTAATGATCAACTTAACGTTTGCGGGCGTTAAAGGTCAACCAGATAGTAAACCAGTTACAGTACAAGTACCATGCGTGGAAATGTACGGTGACCAATGTCCAGTACTAGCAGAAGTGCGTACATGGTTTAAGGATCCAAGTTTAGAAGAAATGGGTCGTAAGTATTGGAAAAAGAAATCATATTTGTTCCAAGGCTTTGTACGTGACAATCCACTAGCTGATGATAACACGCCAGCTAACCCAATCCGTAGATTTATTATTAGTCCACAGATTTTTAACTTAGTTAAGTCAGCACTACTTGACCCTGAGTTAGAAAACTTGCCAACAGACTACCAAGGTGGCCTAGACTTTACAGTGTCTAAAACATCAAAAGGTGGTTATGCTGACTATAGTACTAGTAAATGGTCACGTAAAGAAAGTGCGCTAACCTCAGAAGAAGCAACAGCAATTGACACTAACGGTCTTCACAACCTAAGTGATTTCTTACCTAAGAAACCAAGTGATGCTGAGTTAAAAGTCATTAAAGAAATGTTTGAAGCATCAGTTGATGGTCAAGCATACGACACAGAACGTTGGGGTGCTTACTATCGTCCACGTGGGGTTGCAGCTCCATCAGGTTCAGCAACTTCAGCAGCTCCGGTAGGTGATCGCGCAGTTGTTAGTGAACATGTTGAAAGTACTCCGGTAGCACAACCTGCTGCTGTAGTAGCTCCGATAGCCGAAAATCCTCCATTTGAAGCAGACGAACCAACACCAACAGCACCAGTAGCTACTCCAGCCGCTGGCGGCCAACGTGCTGAAGACATCCTAGCGATGATCCGTAGTCGTCAAAACAAAGCGTAATAGTTAAACACGCAGGGCGGGGTATATCCCCGCCCATTACTTCAATAAGGATTAATCATGGCAAAACCATTCGACATTAGTAAATTTCGCAAGTCGATTACCAAGTCAATTGAAGGCTTAGGTATTGGCTTTAACGATCCAACCGATTGGATCTCAACTGGTAACTACACATTAAACTATCTATTAAGTGGAGACTTTCACAAAGGTATTCCAATGGGTAAGGTAACTGTATTCGCCGGTGAATCGGGCGCAGGTAAATCATTTATCTGTAGTGGTAACATTGTTAAAAACGCACAAGATCAAGGCATTTATGTAATCTTAATTGATACAGAAAACGCACTTGACGAAGCATGGTTACACGCATTAGGTGTAGACACAGATGAAAGCAAACTACTTAAACTTAATATGGCTATGATCGATGATGTGGCTAAAGTTATCAGTGACTTTGTTAAAGAATATCGTACCTTACCAGAAGAAGATCGTCCTAAGGTATTGTTTGTACTAGACAGTTTGGGTATGATGTTAACTCCAACAGACGTTAACCAGTTTGAAGCCGGTGAAATGAAAGGTGATATGGGTCGTAAACCTAAAGCACTTACAGCACTTGTACGTAACTGTGTAAACATGTTTGGTACATTGAACTTAGGTCTAGTAGCAACTAACCATACCTACGCTAGTCAAGATATGTTTGACCCAGATGATAAGATTTCAGGTGGTCAAGGCTTTATCTACGCATCAAGTATTGTAGTAGCTATGCGCAAACTTAAACTTAAAACAGATGCTGATGGTAATAAGACTACAACAGTTAACGGTATCCGTGCCGCTTGTAAGATTATGAAAACACGTTATGCTAAACCGTTTGAGTCAGTACAAGTAGAGATTCCATATGAAACAGGTATGAGTCCTTACTCGGGTATGGTAGATATGTTAGAAGCTAAGAGCTTGTTATCAAAAGAAGGTAACAGTCTAGTCTACAAACTTGCTGATGGCACTGTTATTAAACAATTCCGTAAAGCATGGGAACGTAACGAAGATGGTAGTTTAGATAAAGTTATGAAAGAAATTTCATCCAACTCTCATTTGCTAAGTACAAATGAAATAACAGAAGAAGCTGACGCCGAATCTGTTGAATAATTTTACTTAACTATGACTGATGACAATCTATCTCTAGTGTTTAGTGCCAGCCAATACAACGGTTGGCCTAAACTTAAATTTTATCTTGACGATGACCTGTACGAGGATTATACCTTTACAGGGCCATCGGCTAGGGTAGATATCCCTTTGGTTCTTGTTGATGGCGAACATGAACTAACCATAGAATTATACGATAAAACTCACAACAACACAAAAGTCGTTGATGATCAAATCATTGAAGACCAAATAGTAACCTTAGAGCAGATACAAATTGGTGGAGTAGCTGTTCCCGATTTTGTTAAATACTCTGGCGTGTACTATACTAAAGAACAAACATACCCAAACGGATTAACGTGGGGTATCAACGGAGAATGGCGAGTAAAGTTTAAGATGCCATTTATCAGCTGGATATTAGAAGAAAAGAATAAATTTAATTCAGCAGTGTATGATGCTAAAGAAACACTTGTTGGCGACTACAACGAATCAAAAAAACAAACGCTTATTTACTACCTAAAACAGTTAGAGGAAATGTTGGCCAGTGAGTAATTACAAACGAATAGCTGTACTATCAACAGGACTATTAAGTGTAGATCGCCCACCTGCGTCTAGCGCATTTCTAGCAGGCATTTGTGAAAAACTTGACATAGAGTATGATATCTTTGACTTTAATATCATTGTAAAGAACGCTCTAGGCATTAGTCTATGGGAAAGACTGTTTGTAGTTCCCGTTGAAGGTGACCATTTTGTAACCATTGACCCTGAGTTATTAGCACAGGTTAAACAGGCTATATCAGCAGGTGTAGACAAACTCATAGCATACAATCCGGACCTTATTGCTGTTTCAGTCTTGAGCTTTATACAACATCCTTACGCAAAGCTAGTCACACAAGCTATACGTGAAAAAATGACCACAACTATCATTGCTGGCGGCCCGGGCATAGGATATCAAACAGAGCCTAACGTTACTATGGGCAAGCAGTTAATGGACCAAGGGTTACTTGACTACTATGTATTAGGTGAAGGTGACTATATATTTGAGGCATTCCTTAAAGGACAGCACGAACTAGGATTAAACGTTAAAGGAGCCAAATGGGAAAATTGGGTTCCGCAGATTGACAATCTAGATGGTCTTACATTTCCTAGCTATAAAAAAGTTAAGTTTAGAGAATATATTAGTTCAGCTAATGACACAGGAACACCCATTGCTAGTATAACCGGCAGTAGAGGCTGTGTGCGCAGATGTACATTCTGTGACGTAGGTAATATTTGGAAGAAGTTTAGATTCCGTAGTGGCGACAACATTAGTCAAGAGCTACTACATCACTATCAACAAACAGGTATCCTAACATATCATTTTACTGATAGTTTAATCAACGGCTCGTTGAAACAGTTCATCGATCTACTAAAGAACATTATACAACTACAAGAACAATACCCAGAGTTTAAACAGTTAAAGTTTAGCGGGCAATTTATTGTGCGCCCAATCAAGCATCATCCAGAATATCTATACGAACTAATGCAGCAAGCCGGCTGTCATCGATTAGAAGTAGGTATCGAATCGGGTAGTGATAGAGTGCGTGAGCACATGGGTAAGAAGTTTAGCAATGAAGACATAGACTATCACTATGCTATGTGTTCTAAATATAAAATTACAAATTCTTTATTAATGTTCACTGGTTACCCAACAGAAACATTAGAAGATCATCACGATACATTGAATATGCTTAGACGCTATCAAAAATATCTAATAGATGAAACAATCACCATGCTGGTATTATCAGAACCGATGGTATACTTACGTAATACTCCATTGGCTGAAACAGGCATGCAGGAAGAATTAGGCATTCATTTGTTTAATAATGAGTATGGAAATACTCTATGGACATCAGACACTAATCCGGGACTAACTAATCACGAGAAGTATCGTAGATTTTTAGAAACAAATAGGTTAAGTGTAGAACTTGGATATCCTCGTTCGTTTGATGTAATACAACGACTACTGGATCATATCAGAGAAATGGTTCATTTTAAGAGTTCAAATTTAGAAGTTAAAGAAAAGTTTGATAATTTAATAGCTAATATGCTAACAGAAGGAGTGTAATAAAATGAGTTTAGAAGTAGATATCCTAGGCGAAATGTGGTTAACCTGTAAAGAGTATATTAACCCTAAAGATAAACAAGCAGCCGCAGACCATGTGATCAGTGTTGTCGCTGACCATAGCATTACCGAAGCCGATCTCAAATCATTTGGTGGTACTGACAGCTATCTTAAACGTGCTGTAGAAGAATATCTAGGCGAAGAAGAAGATCTTGATGAAGAAGAAGATCTCGACGGCAGTGACGACTATTAATGTCTGATAAAAAGTTTTTCCCTATACATACAGCTACAGCCTGCCGCTTAAAGTGGTCTTGGTCTACACTGTATTTAAATAATGGAAAAACTGCTAGTTGTCATCGTGCTAGTTTCTCAAAATTAACAGCAGACACGTTTGGTAATTTTCACAACACAGACGAAAAGGTCAAGGCTAGAGAATTAATGCTAGAAGGCCAATGGCCCGGCGATGGGTGTGAGCACTGTCGTGATATAGAACAGCATAGTAATCTTAGCGACAGACTATTTCAAAATACTGTGCCCAATGAGTATCCACTAGAACTTGATGTTGACTCTACACTAACCCAAGTTGATCCCAGCGTACTTGAAATTTTTTTTAAGAATACCTGTAATTTGGCCTGTTTATACTGTGAAGAATCTTTAAGTTCGCGCATTGCCACAGAGAACAGGATACATGGTAAACTAGTGCCCACAGTAGGAATACCTGCTACGGGGTTATACCATCCAGACGATAGCGACAACAAATACAATGAATTTGTAGAGTTGTTTTGGCAGTGGTTAGACACAGGATACAGCAAACTACAGCGTATAAACATACTTGGTGGTGAGCCGTTTATTCAAGATGATCTAGATAGGCTGTTTGATTATATAGAACAACACCCTAATCCCAAGTTAGAAGTTAGTATTATCAGCAATCTGATACTCAAAACAACCAAGTTAGAACAGTTTTGTGCTAGGGTAAAACAGATGATTGCCCAGGGCAAACTCAAACAGGTTAAGATATTAGCCAGTGTAGACTGTTGGGGCCAAGAACAAGAGTATATTAGACACGGTTTCGATTGCGATATTTTTGAAAAGAATGTACAATACTTACTAACACAGAAATATTTACATTTAAGTATATTGAGTGTGATTACTTCTTTGAGTATTAATACTTTGCCTATGCTAGCAGGTAAATTTGTTGAGTGGAATAAGCATAGACCTATACATTGGTATGTGAACAATTTACTGCCCTTTGAAGATAACGTGTTGCGAGCAACTATATTTGACTACACACTATTCAAACAGGCAATAGAAGAAACAGTAAAGTTAATGCCTGCTAGTGCTAGCGATACATTTTTAGGTATTGTTAAACATATAGAACAAGCAACAGAAGATTTACCGACACAGCATAAACTATTAGAATACTTAACTGAAATTGATCGTAGAAGAAATTTAGATTGGAAACAAACATTCCCTTGGTTACTGGAAGAATTTAAACGATGTGGTATAATAAAGTAGTACAAAATATAGGCGCACTACCGGACTTCATTGATTACTACACTAATGAGTTAGCTGTAGCTAAAAAAGAAGTAGGTGTCTACGGCAATATTGAAAAGAACTTGGCAGCCTTGCCGGGTATTACAGAGCAACGCTTTAATCAACTACAAGAGATTGAAGCAGTACTTAACCTATTAAACATTCGCTTACGAAAGATCCGCAAAGAACACTTTAAAAAATACTTAGAAGCCTACAATCGTGCGCTTACATCACGTGATGCTGAAAAGTATGTGGATGGCGAGGACGAAGTCATTGATATGGAAACTATCATTAATGAAGTAGCTCTACTACGTAACAAATGGCTGGGTATTATGAAAGGTCTAGAAAGCAAAAACTTTATGCTAGGGCATGTAACTAGATTACGTACTGCTGGTATGGAGGACGCATCAATTGGCTAGACACAGTGAGATGATATTAAACTGCCTACGTGAGTATGATAGTTTTTTAGATAGTTTGAAGTTTATCGCAGATCTAGGCTGTGGTACCGGTGAAGATATCACTTGGTGGGCTACGTTAGAAACACGTGACGATCGTCCAGAGCCCTATAACTATACCTGTTGGGCTATTGATAACGACCCTGCCAAATTGGCTAATATCCCTAATTTACCAAACCTACACAAATTAACAGGCGACTTTACCAAACGATGTTTACCGCGCGAAGCTGATTTAATATTTGCTCACGATGTATTACAATACAGCACTAATCCGTTAGAAACATTAAAACTGTGGAACGAACAGATGAACGTTAACGGCATGCTGGTATTAAGCGTGCCAACAGCCAGCGGTGTTGAATACAACAAATACTACAGTAGAAGCCACAGTGGTTGTTATTACAATCACACACCGGCTTCATTGATCTATATGCTGGCCGTAAATGGGTTTGACACCCGCGATGCTTATATGTTGAAAAAGTTTAACGATCCGTGGATCAACATTGCGGTATACAAGTCAGATGTTAAACCGATGGATCCTGCTACCACTAGTTGGTTTGATCTAATGAACACAGGACTGCTACATCCAAGTGTGATTAACAGTCTTAATAAATTTGGCCATGTACGCCAAGAAGAATTATTGTATCCTTGGTTGGATAAAGAAAACTATTACATAGATTGGATTCCACAATGGACCGAAGTGCCAGCAGAAGCTGTACACAGCGAAACTGGTATAGTCAACACTGTAGTAGCGTCTGACAAGACTACTGTAGAGCAAGCACCGGCAGTAACTAAAAATACCAAACAGATGAAGTCTATGGGCGTACTCAGAGCTGCCAAGGGGCGGTATGTTAAATAAGGTTGTTCTTGTTACAGGTGGATTTGACCCTAAGTTAGATAAATAAACATATAAGGAAATTATATGTTTATCGAAAACAAATATACATTATTGTATTATAAAATTATTAAAAATAGAAAATTAAATCCATTAACTGGGTATATAGAAAAACATCATATTATTCCTAAGAGTATGGGCGGATCAAACAAAAACGAAAATTTAGTTAAACTATCTGCCAGGGAACATTTTATTTGCCATAGGTTATTGGTTAAGATGACAGAAGGACACAACAAAGTAAAAATGTCTTATGCTATAAGAACTATGATGAACAGAGAAAATCAATACCAACAGAGATATAAAATATCATCTAAAATTTATGAATCTATAATAGAAGAAACAAAAGCTACTATAGGTAATAACCTAAAAGGCAGCAACAATCCATATTACGGAAAAAAACATTCCGAAGAAGTACGGCAAAAAATGAGAGAAAAACGAGCCTTACAGATTATGCCTGCCCGGAAAGGTAAAGTATATTCTGAAGAAACGTTATCTCGTTGGCGCGAAGCTAACAAAAAACAATTTACTGACCTTCATCAGATAGAGATACGTAGAACGAAGTGTAACAAAATACAAGGTATGAAAATTTATCATAATTCAGAAGGTAAAACAAAATACTACATCGAGGAAACTCAACCCAGCGGATGGGTTAAAGGCCGAGTTACAACAACAAAAGGGGGTGGTAATCAATGAATAGAGTAATTCTTGTTACAGGCGGATTTTGATCCGTTACACAGCGGGCATATAGAATATTTTAAAGCTGCTAAAGCTCTTGGCAACATACTGGTCGTCGGAGTTAATAGTGATGTCTGGTTAGAGCGTAAGAAAGGTCGTGCGTTTATGCCCAGCGCAGAACGTGTGGCTATTATTGAGAATTTAAAAATGGTAGATCACTGTGTACTGTTCGACGACAGTGATGATAGTGCTCGTGAAGCAATACGTAATGTTAAGACGATGTACCCTAACAGTCAGATAGTATTTGCCAATGGTGGGGATCGCACAGCTAACAACATTCCGGAAATGACCGAGTCTGATGTAGTGTTTAAATTTGGCATAGGTGGCCAAAACAAGCTCAACAGTAGCAGTTGGATTTTAGAGGAGTGGAAAGCGCCTAAAACCATTCGATCTTGGGGCTATTATCGTGTATTACATGACGTTTCTGGTGCCAAAGTAAAGGAATTAACCATTGACCCAGGTAAGAGCTTATCATTACAGCGACACGAGCACAGAACTGAATTCTGGCTGGTAACAGAAGGCAAGTGCCGAGTAACCAGCGGTGACAAACTAGCAGAAGAATTATGTAGGCACGACACTATCGAAGTACCTGAAGGCGCCTGGCATCAACTAAGTAATCCGTTTGTTGAACCGTGTCGTATAGTAGAATTACAATATGGCGCACGTTGTTTAGAGTCTGACATCGAACGTAAAGAATAAATACAATACTATGAAAATATTTGAAGTTACTGAAAAAGTTACCAGTTCTGAACGAGTTAGATATAACAGCGAAATAGCTATGCTACTAGCATTCACTGGTGGTGAATTAAAATCATTTAATCCAGCTGCTCCGGAAGAATCAATTCCGGCTGTATCTTTAGCTAACCCTCAAGAAGTATATGAAGGAATTAAACGTTTTTTAGCCCCTAACTTCGATCCTGTTTTATTTGAAAAATGGTATGCTAGAACTTTAAACTATATTCCAAAAATTCAAAATAAAATGGACGTCACTCCTAACCAATATACTTGGGCAGCTGGACAGAATAAAGCAGATGATGCAGCCGATATAGGATTTGTGGGCACATTAGAAGCTGGAGTTAGCGTTAAAGATGTGGGCGGTATTACGTTATCAAATCTGACTCCGGACGCAGTTGGTCTTGGTGGTGGCGGTGATGTTATTGCTAAACATGCCGCTCCTGAATTTGCACATTTAAAAACAGTTGTATTCACAGAAGTAATGAAATTAGCCTTAGCATCACCTGACAAATTGTTATCTTGGCACACTAAACACCAAAAATATTACATTACATATAGTACTGAAAAGAAAAAGTTTATTGTTGTTGGAAAAGGCGGCGGCGAGTCTGTGCAAACCGTTGAATTAACTCAACAAGAAATATTAAGTCAGGTGGCAACTAACAAAGATTGGCAACGTCCGTTTGGTGATTGGGCTGTGGCCAATTGGAAAAACCCAGTTCTTCAAGCCGCTGCTCAACCATTGATTAACAAAGTCGCTGGCGATTTTGAAAAGATTATCGAAACAACCTTACAGGATAACGCTAAATTAGCAAATTTATTGCGCTTTGCGGCCAAACCGTACTTCTATGCTACTACAAAAAACTTATTCTATGTACCAACACTAGCAACAGTCAATGAGTTAAAAGTTAAAAATGTGTATTTCGCCAGACCAAACGGTTGGACATTAAAATTCTTAGCAGACATTGGCCGAGAAGATAGCGAACAGAGCGCACGTGTTGAAATTCATATCAGATATGCCAATGGTATGTTTGCTTGTAATCCTACCGTGCGTGTACAAAGTCTTAAACTTCCACAGTTTATCAGCTGGGAACTCTTGTAATTTAATTCAATTGACTGTATAATACAGTATGACTCTCAAACCTGTAAACGCACATCTTGACAGTGTTACCATCGGTGATGTTGAACTTCACAAACTAATCACGACAGCAGAACTAGATAAAGATCTAAAGAATCTAGACAAGTTTGATGCTGAGTCTAACGCCAACAACTTTGCTGGCAATCCTTTCTTATATCATTTTCAGTTTAAGAACTTATTAAACTGCCGTAGAAAAGATGGCAAGACCATATATGATATTTGGAACGATAAACCAGAGTGGGATAAGTTAATAGACAGCACACGTAAACGTAACCGAGGCGGGCGCACTGCCGCTGGCAATGTGTTTGAATGTTTCCGTATTAACCTAGGTAGTATTGTGATGTTCAAAGCAACTACTGCCAAGTATCTTTATAAGAAGTACAATGCTACTAGTGTCTTAGATCCAACAGCAGGATGGGGCGGAAGACTATTAGGTGCTTGGAGTTTAGGCATAGACTATACAGGCATTGACACTAACGTGGAAATGAAACCTGCGTATGAGAATATGATCACATTCTTAGATGAGTATACAGGATTTAAGAATAAGAATTTCAAAGTTGAACGTAACGGACAGCGCCAAATGATATGGGATAGCTGTTTAGCAGTAGACTTTAGTAAGTTGGACTACGACTTTGTATTGACTAGTCCGCCATACGTTAATTTAGAACTGTATGAACACATGACTCCTTGGGAAAAGGATGAAGACTTTTATACTAACTTCTTTATTCCCTTGTGGGCAAAATGTTGTAAGCATATTAAACAGGGCGGCAACGTTGCGTTTAACATTAGTCCTAAGATGTATGAAGATGCGCTCAAGCATGGACTAACACCTTGTGATGAGGAAGAAGACCTACTACAACAAATGGGTCAGAAGAAAGAGCTGTTGACCACAGGCAAAAAGAAACACGATAAGATTTATATTTGGCATTGTTAAAATAATAGTTGACAATGACACAAAAAGGCCATATAATATACATATATTTTAAGTAAGACATAAATAAATTAACAAACAGGTTGACAGGCTAATAAATAGACTGTATAATAGTTTTTATAGTAAGAAATTAATTAAAGGAATGCGAAAGCAAAATGTTTAACCAGCTACATCAATTTAAAATATCGAAACAAGTGTGCGCACTTGCCACGATGTCTTATTGGTCAGCGATTGAGACATTAGGCAATGATCGCACACCGAATAGTATCTATGGGGATCTTAGTTAGAGTTTATATATAATATAAATGAATTTTAATTAAGAACCCTAAGATCGAAAGACTTAGGGTTTTTTGTTTTATGTGTCTCGGAAACGAGGTCCAGGCAAGGCACATTAAAGATAGTATGTTAAACGGGCGGACAAGTGGATGGCATGTTCTTATGTGAACAGAAAATACTTGTTATAATAAAGTACATTAATTGGCAACTAGGTCCCACGCAATGTGGATTATGTCAGAGGCGAGTAATTAGTGTGCTTTATTATACGCATTCATATGAGTGCGTTAACAGTTTGTAGATAGTCCTGTTGGGCCAGGAGCCTAGCCATGCTAGGTCAAGATCGCAACTTGTTGGGTTCGATTCCCAGTCTACAATTTAACACGGCTCCTATCTATTGCCTACAGGGATAGCTTAGGAGTTATTTTATAACTCAGTGTCGTATAGCCAGGCCTATTATGCGTGCTTTGGGAGCATGAGATCGTTGGTTCGAATCCAACCACTGAGACCAAGTTTATGGAGGTGTAGGAAAATTGGTAACCCCAGCGGACTGTAAATCCGCCGCCCCTGGCATTGTTGGTTCAAGTCCAACCGCCTCCACCATATAACGGAATGATAGCTCAATTGGTAGAGCAAGATGCTTTTAACGTCGAGGTTTAGGGTTCAAGTCCCTATCGTTCCACCAGTAATGGTCTGTTAGAATAGTTGGCCTACTTCGCCTGCCTGTCACGTAGGAGATCACGGGTTCGAATCCCGTACAGACCGCCAAAAAGATGTTGACAACTAACAATATAGAATATATAATAGTTGTATAGTTAATAGCGGGGTGGGGAAGTGGCAACCCGTCGGGCTCATAACCCGAAGATCGGCAGTTCGAATCTGTCCTCCGCAACCAGTAATGCCGGATTAGCTCAGTTGGTAGAGCAGCGCACTTGTAATGCGAAGGTCGTCAGTTCGATTCCGACATCCGGCACCAGTTTAGGCTCCCATCGTCTAGAGGCCTAGGACACCCGCCTTTCACGCAGGTAACACGAGTTCGAATCTCGTTGGGAGTACCAAACATGCCTCTGTGGTGGAATTGGTATACACGCTGGTCTTAGAAGCCAGTGCCGAAAGGCTTGAGAGTTCGAGTCTCTCCGGGGGCACCAAATGCGGGATTAGTATAATGGTATTATGACAGCCTTCCAAGCTGATGACGAGGGTTCGATTCCCTTATCCCGCTCCAAACACTAGCTTTACACTTTGCGCTTTATCGAAAGTGGGTTATTGCCAATACCATAACGGCAGGGTACACACGATGGTCTAGACCATACCACAAGTCCCATTGCCGGGAGCCTTGAAAGTATCGTGGGTGTTTTACTGTTTTTAACCACAAAGCAAACAGGCGGACAGGGTAACTACTCAATCTAGGGCCAGGTGGTGCTGGTAGCTAGTCCTTACACGGGGGTGTAGCTCAGTTGGGAGAGCGCATGCTTTGCAAGCATGATGTCGCAAGTTCGATCCTTGTCACCTCCACCATACAATAGGACGGTTAGCTCAGCGGTAGAGCAGGGCCCTTACAAGGCCAAGGTCAAAAGTTCAATCCTTTTACTGTCCACCAAGTTTATTCCGAAGTAGCGTAGCGGTAGCGCAGAAGACTGTTAATCTTTTGGTCGGTGGTTCGATCCCACCCTTCGGAGCCATTTTAAATAGTCTGTTAGCTCAGCGGTAGAGCAGGGTGTTGATAACGCCAAGGTCAGTGGTTCAATCCCACTACGGACTACCAATTAAGTTGTTCTTTTCAATCAAAGGTGAATACTATGAAAAAACTAGACATAAACCAAGTGCGTGACTTTATTCAAGCACAAAGTCTAGAAACCAAAGTCTACATTGGTGGTGACAGTCGACGTTTCCGTAAGAACGGACAATGGCATGCTGAATATACCTTGGCTATTGTAGTACACATTGATGGGAAACATGGCTGTAAGATCTTTGGTGAAAGTAGTACTGAAGTGGACTACGATCAAAAACGTAGTCGCCCAAGTATGCGCCTAATGAACGAAGTCTACAAAATTAGTGAACTGTACTTAAAGCTACACGAAGTATTAGAAGACCGTGAAGTTGCTGTACATTTGGACATTAACCCAAACGAACTACATGGCTCAAGCTGTGTAGTACAACAGGCTATTGGTTATATCCGCGGAACATGTAACGTTATTCCAATGGTTAAACCAAACGCCTGGGCAGCTAGTTATGCGGCTGATCGTTTAAAAGAAATTATAGCAGCATAAGTTTAATTGGGGTATGGTGTAATTGGCAACACAACACACTTTGACTGTGTCGTTTCAAGTTCGAGTCTTGATACCCCTGCCAGTTTTGTTAGTGTGTGTACAGTAACCGTTATGTGACTATAGATTATACTTAATCCTTCTATAGTGTACCCGATGTCTGTAGCAACATATCTTAGGATATGTCTGTTGGTGAATTAAGTGTAGTCAACGACTAACAAATTTAAACAGTATCGGCCACGCCTCTTAACAATGCGCAACATGGTAAGCTGGATTTACAGCTAAAACTTGAGGACGCTCAAGGCTTCGGTCTTCCGGTGGGATAACCACCAATCTATTCCGGTGTAGTGTTAACGGCTAGCACGATGGTCTCCAAAACCACAAGACGCGGTTCGAATCCGTGCACCGGAGCCAAACATAATTTGTACAGTATAATGTACAAAATACCCCAAAATTGTACAGGATACTGTACACTTTAATATATAAAATGCAACGGTACCAGAGTGGCCTAATGGCAAGGACTGCAAATCCTTTGTACGTCGGTTCAAATCCGACCCGTTGCTCCAATTATAGAGATGTAGCATAGTGGCCTAATGCACTTGCTTCATACGCAAGCTACCGTAGGTTCAAATCCTACCATCTCTACCACGCCCCCATAGCTCAGTCTGGACTAGAGCATAACGCTACGAACGTTAGTGTCGGAGGTTCGAATCCTTCTGGGGGCTCCAAATAAAATGTTACTGAGCAGTAATATTTGCCGTCAAACCCGGCTAAATCAGTTCAAATATTACTGAGCAGTAAGATTAAAATGCGGATATAGCGTAGCAGGAAACGCACGTGCTTGCCAAGCATGAGTCACGAGTTCGAATCTCGTTATCCGCTCCAATGGTGTCTATAGTGTAGCGGCAACACTAAGGATTGTGATTCCTTCATCACGGGTTCGAACCCCGTTAGACACCCCACTTGACAAGTCAACCAAATGACTGTATAATACGCTTATGAATGATGAAGAACAATTAGCATGGGACATATTAAGCACGCCAAATAATGCGGACTTTAAGAATTATCGCAGACAGCATCGTATGACATGGTTAACCAAAGACCGTAAGATATTGTTGATCAGAGACATGGAAACAGCACACATCATAAGTTGCGTTAATATGTTAGAAGCATTGGGGCAAGAAGAAACCTTGGCCTATAATGGCCTAATAGATGAACTAAGAAAGCGAGGACAAGAATAATGGACTTTACCATTGACTCAGAGTACTTAACAGATGTAACAATTCGCAAAGAATGGAACACTTATACACAGAATGGTCGCGTACCAACTAATGAAGAACTTATTTTAATTATTCAAGGTAAAGGTGTGTGTTCAACTACACACTCAGAAGACCATCCGGAGTTTGCTAAGTTGCGTGAGCAGTTAGGCGAGTTGGGTTATATTGAGATTCAACGCAGTTGGTGGAATGGAGATAGAGTTCTAAAGCCGTTCAAACTTAACGGCAGAAAGTTCAAAGAGGGTGATCAGTTTAGTTGTGGTAGTGCAATGGGTAATCATCTTATTGTACGTGCCAAACACCCGGAATATTATAAGGATGAATACGATGATGAAACCATGGATTGAAAATATTAGTCTTGATGATGTGCGTAAAGGATATCACTACGACCCAGGTTTCAACAGTATGCTAATACAGATTGTAGATCCTGGTACAGAATTCCCAACACCTAAGTATGACTTCCACACTGTACGCCAGTTCTACTTCTTAGATGTAGAAGAAAGCGATAGCGAAAAGTTTTACTATGCGGCAGCCATTACCAATGAAGATGCTAAAGGTATTGCTAACGCATTAAAAGAAGCATGGGAACAGAGTATGAACGTAGTGGTACACTGCCACATGGGTGTAGCACGTAGTGGAGCAGTAGCAGAAGTAGGACAAATGATTGGGTTTAGAGATACAGAGAAATTCCGTGTTCCAAACCTAATGGTCAAACACAAGCTAATGCACTATTTAGATTTAGTTTAGAATGCCACCTTAGCTCATCTGGTAGAGCACATGTTTGAAGCACATGGTGTGCCTGGTTCAAGTCCAGGAGGTGGCACCAAGTTTGGAAGAAAGCCGGTACATTATGTATTCGAGGTTAGGAGAGACCGGCAAACCGTCCATATAAAGACCAGACCTCAATCTCGTTAAGAGACAATTCTGGTTCCGCTGACGCGAAAAGAGGATGGGCTGCGCTCACGGGGTTTGTTAGGTTCCTGACACATGAATACCTAACACTAACATGGAAGTTACTGAGGTCGGCTCCTCACACAGTCTTGAAAACTGTAGTTACCAGGAATGGTAAATCGTTCGATGCGATTAACTTCCGCCAAATACTTGACACTGTCGGCAAACGGTGTTATAATAGTTGTATAGTAAGAAATTAGGAGAGTTGGCCGAGTGGTCGAAGGCAGCGGCTTGCTAAGCCGTCCTCCCAGTAATGGGAGCATAGGTTCGAATCCTATACTCTCCGCCAAGATTAAGTAGGGCCGATAACTCACTCGGCGAGAGTACTGTGCTCATAACGCAGAAGGCAGGGATCATAACCCTGGCGGCCCACCAAGCGACTGTGGAGAAACTGGTATACTCATCAGACTTAAAATCTGACGCCGCAGGGCATGGCGGTTCGACCCCGCCCAGTCGCACCAGACACTCCGGTGTTAGTTAAATGGATATAACAGGGGATTTCTACTCCCTAGTTGGGGGTTCGATTCCCTCACGCCGGACCATAACAACAAGGAAACAGTATGTCAATAATACAAAATTATAATGTAGAAGAACAACTAACCGCCGCAGAAAATCGAGCAATTGAAAAACGTGAAGCAGACGAAATTATCAATAATGCTATGAAAGAATTCTTAGCCAGCGGCGGAAAGATACAACAGATTGAGCGGGGAGTTAGCCAGCAAGCAGACGGCGCATCTTATGCAGCCTGGGGAGCAGCACGCAAAGCAGGTCGCCCAACAACAGATACGACAGCTTCAATAGCAGACCTTAACAAATAATATAAAAGGTAATACTATATGAAATTTACCCTAGCAGAAATTATTGAATTAGCTAAAGAAGTAGAACTTAGCGATGAAATCGATTGGGACGATTTGCCCTTAGATAAAGATCGCATCTACCAAATCATTGGTAGTCAAACCTATGAGCTATACCAAGAGTATGCTCTGTCAGAAAACGGTGAAGCTATACTCTTAGCCACCATCACAAAGTTGTTGATCGAAAACTTCGTATTGAATTTACGTGTGCGAGGCAACAACGTCTTATAAATACTCAACAATGATACTGCTTTTCAATGTTAAAATCACCAGTCAAGGTCTGAGTTATTATCACCGTAGCGAATGGCTACCTGTGTATGATCGCATGGACATCTTTAAATACTGCCTAGCCAGTTATTCAGCACTACTCCCCTTACTAAGTAAATGTTTATTTTACATTCAAGTTGAACCAGAATTTGCTCACAGACAACAAGAATTACAAGCATGGATCACAGAGTTATTTCCTGCTGACCGTTTAGAACTACATTGGCATCGCATTAATCACACTCGTGATTGGCGCACACTGGGCGAACAGTTTGCTGATGATGACCTAATATGGTTTGCTGGTAATGATGATCATATCTTTATAGATCACAACCTAGATGTAGTGGCCGCTGGCATTCGACTATTAAATGAAGACCCCGACCCACTAAGCGTAATTTACTACAGCCATTGGCCAGAACAGATGCGCCTAAGCATACACCATAATGGCGAACTTACACCAGATGGTAATTACATTAAGCACGTTTGGCGCACGTTTGATGCTATACGAATTTTAAAAGGTCAACGCTTTAAACAGTATTGGCAGGATAATGAGTACGGCGACGAGATTGTATTCCGCACAGATACCCTATGGCACAAGGGCTATGAGTTAACAGGCCCTGTCTACAGCCCAACACGTGAGCTAGTTCGTCACTACGATGGCTACAGTCATGTTAGTCCACATATTATCAACCTAGCACCTCCTATTGTTATTCCTCCGGGCTTCTTTACTCGAGACATGCGAGTGCGTATTGGCTACGAGGATAGAGACAACAGTGCTACTAATCTTTATGCCGCGGCACAATTCCTATATGCGGCACAGCCACAGGGTACTGACTATCGTTGGACCATCGAAGACATTCCGTTATTTTGGAAGAAATACATAGCTGATGTTGATGTTAATCTAGATCAACATATCTACAGTCTACAACAAGCACGTGATGCGGCCTACTTGGCCAGTACACGTATTCCAATGACCTGTTACAGCACAACCTTTGATCATACAGGTGCCGCACCTGACAGTTGGTTTAATAATCATTTGAGAACACGTGGATAATCTAGTACAGACATTTCGAGGGTTCAGCGGCAACCAAATATATCTAATGGATGACGGTAGTAAGTTGTTTGTTAGAAAAGTTGGCACGATTGGTCGTAATGTAGAACGTATGCTAGCACTAGTTAATAACTATCCTGTACCTAAAATATACAGGTACAGCGATATTACTCTAGACATGGAATATATACACGGTCTAGATATTAAAACGTATCTTAAGTCGCATCAACCAAATCGTTTATTACAATTTTTATTTGGCGTCTTAGATAAACTATCAGCTAATGCTGTAGATAAAGACTACACAGAAATTTACAAGGCTAAACTACAAGAAATTGATTTTAGTCTACTGCCGTTTACTGCGCAGGAACTCTTAGATAAACTGCCCAAACATTTGCCGCAAAGCGAATACATAGGTGATCTAACATTAGAAAACATTATCTACACAGAAGATGGATTCTATTTAATTGACTGCGCTACCATTGACTACGATAGTTACATATTTGATATTGCTAAACTACGTCAAGACTTAAACCTACAGTGGTTTACTCGCAACAGTGACGTGGTATTAGATGTTAAGACTAACTACATCAGTCAACAGCTTAAACAACGCTATCCACAGGCATTAGTGGATAACGATTACTTGTTAATTTTAATGCTACTACGTGTTTATCGACATGCCCCTCGAGGCACGTACGAACACGTATTTTTACTTGAAGGAATTAGACGATTATGGAAATAATTGTACCCGCCGCAGGATTAAGCACACGCTTTCCGGGCATGCGACCAAAGTATACCTTAGCCGACTTTACAGGCAAGATGATGTTTGAACGTAGTATTGCTCCGTATTTAGGCAGGCATCATATTACTCTAGGAATCATCGCAGAGAATGAAGCAAGATACGCTATTGCTGATTACGTTACTGAACACTACCCAGATGATATTACATTAATCGTCTTACCTGAACGTACCTCAGGACCAGCCAACACAGTATATCAAATACTCAAAGCTATGGACTTTGCTCCCAGTACAGAATTCTTAATCAAAGACTGCGACAGTTTCTTTGAGCACGAATATCAAGAGGGAAACTATGTATGTGTGAGCAGTATCAAAGATCATGAAGTACTTAAGAAGTTGGGCAGTAAAAGTTTTATTGTCAGCAATGATCAAGGCATTATTACCAGCATCATCGAAAAGCAGGTAGTCAGCGATAAGTTCTGTGTAGGCGGATACAAGTTTGCCAGTGTTGGTATGTACCTAGATGCCTATGAAAAACTTAATGCGGCCAACGTAAAAGAAATATTTGTCAGTCATGTTATTGAACAGTGCTTAAATGATCGTCATATCTTTAAAGAAGCCTTGGTCACTGACTACACCGACGTAGGCACAGCAGATGATTGGTTTGAATACAATGATCGTGCTGTGGTGTTTTGTGACATTGATGGAACTATTATTCAAGCACAGAACTATAGAAAACATAATGTGCCCACAGTGCCTTTGGCTAACAATATTGCCAGAGTTAAACAGCTAGTAGCCAACGGTGGACAGTTGATCTTTACTACAGCACGTCCCGAAAGCCGGCGTGAAGAAGATATCGCCATGCTAACAGAATTAGGGTTCAATGACTTCCAATTAGTATCAGGATTAAAGAATACCAAACGTATTCTAATCAACGACTACAATGAAGCTAATCCTTATCCACGAGCTATTGCGGTAAATATCAAACGCGACACGGATAATTTAACAGATTATATATGAGGCTAGTGCTTTTTAGTTATACAAAACATTATCATATTATGCAGTTAGCGTATAGACATGCTCTAACTGCCTTTGATAATATCACTGATGTAACAGTTATATGGGATGACCTGTATGACCGTAGCTGTCCAGCAATGCCATTTAAGGCCGATGTTATTACACATTCGTCGTTGGACTTTTTATCTACAGAACAGCATGGCTGGCTACGTCAACAATATGTAAAATTAAATTTACACAAGCTGTTCAACGAAGACAGCTGGATAGTATTAGACGCTGACGTGATACTAAAAACTAAAAAATCCTTTGACTGTAAAGAAATATATACAGACAGCGAAGATCATTATGAGCCGTATTTTAAATTTATTAAATATGCTTTTAACTTAGATAAAAATGATAGTCCTAGTTATATGACGCATTTTGCTCAAATTGAGCGCAGAGTATTAGTTAGTATAGAAGAGTTTATTTTAAATAAACACGGTAAAGATTTAATTTCAGTTTATAAAGAATATCCGGATATATCTCCGCCAGCTTGCCCTGGGTTTAGCGAGTTTGAGATATACGGATTATTTGTAGAACGGATACTACAAGAAAAAATAGCATTACCAGAATACCAAATTGAAAATTATTTGGCTGATAATTTTATTAAACATTACCACGACAACTATGATTTATTGTTGGAAGGTGATGATGCTGGTGTCCCTGTAGAATTTTGGCAAGCAGAGAAAATTAAATTTCAATAGATCAATTGACATAGGTAATGTAATAATGTATACTATATTTTTAAGGAGATATCATGGCAACTAACGCAAGCTTCAATCTTTCAAAACCAGTTAAACGTATCGCGGCAACCATTTTAGACAAAGAAGTACGTAGATTATTTCTTAATGCTATGATTGATGCCGAGTACACTAAACTAAATGGCAAAGGTCGTAAATGGTCTGACCCAGCAACAGCACAAAGAGCTCCTAGGGGCAACGCAACACCTGCTACTGAATAATGACCACAGACGCAATCAAACAATTTTACAGTCGCATTAACTTTCCAGGCAAGTACTCTTGGGAAGATCTCAAGTTCTACGAAGAACAAGGGATCCACAACATCTATTTAAAAGAGATAGATGCTATTATGGTTGATGGCTACGATGTATTAGATGTTGGTTGCGGCACAGGCCTAGTAAGTAATCTATTTGCCATACACTATCCTAACAGTCAACTTACCGCAGTTGACTTTAGTGATAGTATTGACTATGCTCAGGAGTTTGCTAAAACAAATGGCATAGCCAATGTTAAATGGATTAAAAAAGATTTCTTAGAGTTTCGTACTGTTAAGAAATATGATTTAATTATCTGTTGTGGAGTTCTCCATCACATCCCTGAGTACCAACAAGCACTAGCTAAACTAAAGGGTCTATTAAAACCTGGCGGTAAACTAGTTCTTGCTGTGTACAATAAGTATGGCAAGATACTTAAAAAGTTCTTTGAGATCAAATATAACTCGCACACGCTATATCACGATCAAGAAAATAATCCGTTTGAAATGAGCTTTACCAACAGACAGGTCTTAAAGATGTGTAATGATTTAAAATTTGAATCAGTAACACCTAGTTTTAAGAATAAGTTTGTAGACACCCTAGCTTGGTTTAACAGCGAGAACGGTGGACTGGCTCTTTATGTCTTTACCAATCCTACGTAAAAAAACAATTGTAGTCTGTAACTTTCCTAGATTCAGCGGTGAAATCTGGTTACCATACCTATGGGCCAGTGCCAAGACCTACTATGAACAATACGGTGAACGTAGTGATGAATGGACATGGTATCCTTGCTATGCTGACATCTATAGTTCAGACAACATAGATAAAATCAAACAACTATTAACTGATGCTAAACCTGATGTGTTTGCTATTAGTCTGTATGTTTGGAACTATAACCTAGCCTACGAAATAGCCGCATGGGTCAAACAGACCTTTCCTAAATGTGTGATCATCAGTGGTGGTCCTCATCAATACTTTAAACACGATAGCAATTGGTTTAAAGAACATCCGTACTTAGATGCTAGTCTGCCAGGTGAGTGCTACGGCGAGCTGTGCTTTAACGAACTGCTGGACAATTACAGCGATGGCCAAATCAATTGGGATATGGTTACAGATGTACGCTACCCAAGCAAGGGCAGAAACATTAAAATTAGTAAGCAGACTATGGCGCATCGTGATAAGAAACAGTTTCAGTATGATTGGAGTGCTCTACACAGCCAGTACACTGAACTTACTGCGTTTATTGAATTCCAACGCCATCACTTTCCTAGATCGTTGTTGCTGTGCGTAATTGAAACTACTCGTGGATGCCCCTACGGTTGTACCTACTGTGATTGGGGTGGCGGTACTGCTACAACTGTTATTAAGAAAAGCATTGACAACGTTAAGTTAGACATTGATGCTGTAAGTCAATTTGATCTTACATTCTTATACTTTGCTGATGCTAACTTTGGCATCTTTGGTCAACGTGACATTGACATTATCACTTACCTAATCAAACGTAAAAAAGAAACAGGGCAACTGTTTAAGATTGGCTATGGTGGCTTTGCTAAAACAGAAAACAAGCTAGACGTTATTAGAGATATACTGCGTATTGACTTTGACAATTCACTAAGTCTAACCAAAGAACTTAAACTAAGCCTACAGACACTCGACGATGAGATACTAGAAAACATTGATCGTCAAAACATTAGCCTAGAAAAACAACTGGCTGTGTTTCAACCACTGGCACGTGATAAACAAATGCCTGTGTATGTTGAAATGATCATGGGCCTACCTGGTATTAGTTTAGAAAAATACTATTACGAACTAGATGTATTGGGCAGTTATAATCTAAGTGTACAGTGGTTTGAATGGATCCTACTACCAGAAACACCTGCTTATGCCTATGCCTATAGAGCCAAGTATGGTATTGAAACCATAGCTAAAAACAAAGGTTGGGCAGTAGTAGAAGAAGATTCTGATAGAGAAGTTGTTGTAGGTGGACATACGTTTACCAAAGATGACTATCTACAAATGATATTAAGTAATAGCCTGTATCATTTGTTTGTACAGGGAGGCTTTTATAGAAATACCCTAGACTTCATACAAATATCTATGCCCGCAGATCACGGCATGATCATACGCGACATCTATGAACAGTTTTTTTTAAAGTCTAGATACAAAGATAAGGTACTGGCACGTTGGCAGGAAATTATTAATAACCCTGATGTTCCCTGTACATTTGAAGTAGCTGGTGAACAGGTCTATGGCGGTTGGTACTTTGTTGCCCTAGCGTTCTCAGACGAAACGTTTGTAACGTATATGATAGGATACCTACAGCAAAAATATATGATCCCATCTAGTATTATCAAACAAGACCGTGACATAACCATTAACTCATTTAACTTTGGATGTGCTAAGTGGCAGGGCCTAACTAGAATAAGCTATAAGAAAGCAGGTGGATTCCAAAATAACAGCGTACATTCGATGATTGGCCTGTTTATTAATCATATAGATACAAATACAGTGTTCCACGGTAAGAAAAAGCTCTTAGGACTAATAGGCAGATAAGTATTTTAATATGTTTACTATCACACCTAAATCATTAACAACAGCATTGCTAGTCACATTTGTGTGGATAGTGGGCGGCTACGAACTGTACGATACCATCACACACTTTAGTGAGCAATGGTATTGGTATCCGTTGGCGTTAATCTACACGGTGGCCTTAAATGATTGCTTTGTTCATATGTGCTGTGGACATGCTCTGTATGAAATAGATACTACCAGAATTGGTTATAAGATTACTTCTTTCTTGGCCACTGTAGAAAATGGCTGGGGACCAATAACAACCCTATGCCTAATACATAAAAATCATCATATGTATAGCGACCAAGGAAACAAAGACTGCTCTAATTGGCGTAATCATTGGTACAATATGAGTTTACTGAGTCCTATTAACTATATCTATCAAGAAAAAACAGAATATCCAGATGCAGATAACTTCTTTAAGAAACAACGCGAAGTACATAAAAATATTTTAGATGATCTTTGGACTTTCTTTATTGAAGAATATTCAAATTGGCTGACTGTACTTTATTGGATCGTTTTATATTTTGTCTGTCCAATATTCTTATTTAAAATAGTGTTTATGGGTAGATTCTTAATGAGTTTAATATCTCCGTTTGCTAGTATCACTGGCCATGTTTGGTTGCCGACAAACTATAGAAACTTTAATACTCCGGATACATCGTATAATAATATTATTTTTTATTACCTAACATTAGGTATATATCCAACAGCTATACAAAATAATCATCATGGCATGAGATATAGTTTAAAAACTGGACATAAAGTTCGTTGGTTTGAATTTGATTTAAGCGTGTACATAGTTAAATTTTTAAAATATTTTACAGAGAAAAGAGGAGCAAAGATTGATAATGGATTTTAAAATTGCGGATATTCAAACATAATGATAGTACGCAGTATATTAGTACATCCAAATCAACAGAGCCTCAACGGTGAATTGTTTAAAATGGCCAATGCTAGATTCGCTGAGTTGGGCTATACAGTTGAAACTTTAGATCTACATGCCAGCAAGGATGCTATTACTGAATCTTCTGAAATCTTGTATAAAACACCGAGACCAGATTCAGAGCGTAAATATAGATCAGTGTACAGTAATAATTATGGCAATGCTCGACAAGCAGGATTGCTAGGTGACTTTTCTAAAAATGAACTAGAAATGTTACAAAAAGCAGATCTGGTGTATGTTCAAACGCCTATATATGTTTGGTCAATACCTGCTATACTAAAGCTGTATATTGAAACTGTTTTTATAGATGATTATGTGTTTACTGTAACCGATGCCGGTGGAGATAAATTTCATATCGAGCCGCATTTAAAAGGTAAGCAAGTAGTGTTTAGTTTTACCACTGGTGGCCTGCCTAGTATGGCAACACAGGTATTAGGCAGCCCCGAAGCGTTAGTACAACCAGTCAAACCTATATTTGAATTTGTAGGATTTGAATGGTTACCCCACCATGTAACATGGGGAACATCAAAGTCACTCGATAAGTGTGACGAATATTTTAATCAATTTGGGGAGTATCTAAACAATACTTTTCCGTTAACTGGAAGATAATATGGATTATAAAATCAAAGACATTGGACTTGCGGCGTGGGGTCATAAAGAAATAGCCATTGCTGAAACGGAAATGCCGGGCCTAATGGCAGTACGTGAAGAATACAAAGAATCACAACCACTTAAAGGCGCTCGCATCGCAGGGTCACTACACATGACTATTCAAACTGCGGTACTTGTACAGACTCTGATCGCGCTAGGAGCAACAGTGCGTTGGAGTAGTTGTAATATTTTTAGTACACAAGACCATGCCGCGGCTGCCTTAGCTGACCTGGGTATTCCTGTGTTTGCTTGGAAAGGTGAAACAGAGGAAGAATACTGGGATTGTATTCAACGCACCCTACATGGTCCAGATGGTTGGACACCTAATATGCTATTAGATGATGGACATGATCTAACCTATTATATACACAAACACCACCCGGGCCTATTAGGTAATATCCGTGGAGTGACAGAAGAAACCACAACTGGTATACACAAAATTAACGAAGCAATTGCCAAAGGTCAATTCCACCTGCGTGCTATTAACGTTAACGACTCAGTGACTAAAACTAAGTTTGATAATCTATACGGTTGTCGTGAAAGCCTAGTTGATGCTGTTAAACGTGCTACAGATGTTATGATTGCTGGTAAGATTGCTGTGGTAGCAGGCTATGGCGATGTAGGCAAAGGTTCAGCCGCTAGTCTACGTGCTCTGTCAGCTCAAGTTTGGGTAACTGAAGTAGATCCAATCTGCGCCTTACAGGCCGCAATGGAAGGTTACAAGGTTGTTACCATGGACTATGCCGCAGACAAAGCAGACATCTTTGTAACAGCCACAGGTAACATCAATGTTATCACACACGATCATATGACGGCTATGAAGAACAACGCTATTGTATGTAACATTGGTCACTTTGACAGCGAGATTGATATTGCTAGTATTGCTGGTTACGAGTGGGATGAAATCAAACCACAGGTAGATCATGTGACCATGCCAAGTGGTCGTAAGATTATTGTTCTAGCTAAGGGACGACTAGTAAACTTAGGTTGCGGTACAGGACATCCTAGCTTTGTTATGTCAAACAGCTTTACCAATCAAGTGCTAGCACAGATTGAAATGTTCCAAAACTGGGAAGACTACAATACTGGTAGTATTCATTTGTTGCCTAAACACCTAGATGAAAAAGTAGCTAAACTACACCTAGCACAAATTGGTGCGCAACTAACAGAGTTGTCAACGGATCAAGCTAACTACATTGGCGTTAGAGTAGAAGGTCCATATAAAGCAGAAACATATAGGTACTAAGATTATGAAAATAACTAAAATCCCAGGGTTAGGTAGATTTGGAGTTATCATTGATGACTTAGATCTTAATAACATTACCAACGAAGAGTGGTTAGCTATTGGCCAGCAACATTTACAGAACCTTGTAACTGTTTTTAGAAAAGCCAATATAACCAAAGAGCGTCAAATTGAACTGACAAACATGTTAGGTGCTCAACGTTTTGGTACTAAAAATTACTTTATCAACAAGTATAAACAACCATGGGATCTTATTATTGCCTTGGCATTGGAAGATGACAAGTCAATTGATAGTTTAGATCGTACAGTGATACGTAGCTGTATTAGTGCGCAAGAGCACACAGATACAGGCTACGATATTACACGAGTACAGGGTGGATATGATGCCAACGGCAATCCATTGGGTATGTTTGCTGAAGGTGAATTGTTGTGGCACAGTAACGAAAGTGGTACATTAACGTTTACTCCAGGTGTTAGTTTACTAGCGGCCAAAAACGTAGTAGGCAGTGCCACAGGATTCCTGACCACAACTGACTATTACGAATCAGTGCCGGATAGTTTTCGCCGTGAGTTAGATGAAATGATAGTCCTACATAGATTTACTCCGGGTAAGATCTGCCCTGGACTAAACAAAAAACAAGACATCATTATGAATCTTAACATGTGCCCATATGATGATACAGAAATTCCAATGATCATGACTAGCCCAGGCGGAGTCAAAGGTCTACACTATAGTGTTAACACAGTGTGGAGTATCAAAGGCATGACCAAGAAAGAAAGTGATAAAGTCTTTGCTCGTATTAACAAAGAATTATTTGTACCTGAGTACACCTACGATCATTGGTATGAAAACGAAGGCGATTGGTTATTATTTGATAACTCAATTACACAGCACAGACGTTTGGGTAATATTAAAGATCGTTTATGCTATCGTATACAGCATGACTACACTAATATTCAAAATGGTGTTTGGTATCCTTACGCACAGAAAGATATTCAACGTAGATATGAGCAAGAAATACGTAGATTTATCAAAGCAACAGGACATAAAGATTTTAAACTACCACCACGTAGGCTCGCTGACTTTATTCCTTTTTTTAAATAACTAATGCTTAATCAGTTGATATCTTTTTTTAAATCTAAAGAAAGTTATAGAACTCTACTAATGTTTGGGTCAGTTACTGACAGTGCCGCGGCAGAAATTACTGTCGACGGCACTATTGTACATTCTGGACCACTGACATCTGGTCTATTATTTAAATTTGTAACAAATGTAAAGGTACATGGAACTGTAGACGTTAATATTAAATTAATCTATGGGTCATTTACTATTAATAATATTAGAGCCAGATACCCGGCACTAATTAATAATAGTTACCGAGGCTATATAGACTTTCCACAACCAATTAGTCAACCCATTATTGATCACACACTACCACTAGTAGTCAATGATACTATATCATACAAACATTTTATGTATAATGGACCTAAGCAATGGTTAACAAATTCAAAATCAAACCAGCGTGTTGTAGTAATAGAAGATTATTACACAGCGGCCAAAACAGGCGTCATTAAAACAGATTGGCAGTACTACTACAAGACTATTAATATAGAAGAATTAGATAATATAAATCTACACTAACTAATTTGCTCAAAAAGCTGTTAAAACCCCGCTAGATCATTATATAATATTTTATTGCTAGTATCAGCCATATAAATAAAACTGTGGCTTATACGCACCCATGTGGCATAAAAGCAACAATTAACAAAGAGGAAACACAATGAAGAAATTATTATTAGCAACACTATTAGCAAGTATGTACTCTACAGCTAACGCTGGCATTCAAATCCCAGCAGGTGACTGGACATTAGACATTGGTGGCGTGGTAAACGCTTACTATACTAATACACGCGGTACAGGTGATGTAGTAGTTGGTGGCCTTGGTGGTCCTAACAGCACAGGCCAACGTAATGAATCAAATATTACAACTGGTTTATTACCAAACGTATTATCAGTTTCTGGTAAATCACGTCAAAATGATTTAGACATCGGTTTTACTATCGCAATTAATCCAGGCGCTTCAACTACAGCGGCTGGTGATCAAGGCGCTAACCAAGAAAATCGTCAAGCATTTTTAACCATTGGTGACAAATCATGGGGTAGCGTAAAACTAGGTAAAGACCTAGGCATTTTCGCTAGTGATGCTATCTTAAATGATATGACATTGTTGGGTGTAGGTTCTGGTGCTGGCGCACTAGCTGGTAACACAACAACATTGGGTCGTATTGGTACTGGCTTCATGTACGCTGATTGGAAATCACAAATTGCTTACACATCACCAAACTTTAATGGCTTTAGCTTTACGGCTGGTGTAACACAAGCATGGAATGCTCAAACAGCTGACCTAAGTGCTGTGACTGCGGGTGTACAAGCTGCTTCAGCAACTTCAACAGGCCGTGGCGGTGCTCAACCAGCATTTGAAGGTAAACTATCATACTCATTAGAAGGTCCTATCGCTGCTAAAGTATGGTCAAGTGCTATTTCACAAAAAGTTGAAGGTGTAACTGGCTCTGCAGCAGATGACCGCGCTTATGCTTGGGACGTTGGTACAAACTTGGCTGCTGGCCCATATGGTTTAACTGCTTACTACTTTGATGGTAAAGGTATTGGCCGTACACTACAATTAGCTGATGGTTTTGATACTACTGGTCGCCGTCGTGATTCAAACGGCGGATACGTTCAAGGTACATACACATTGCCTACAGCTACTAAACTTGGCGTAAGCTGGGGTCAAAGTAAACTAGATCGTAATAGTGGTGAAACAGCTACCGCATTAGTTTCGAAAAACGAAATGTGGACAGTTGGTGCTTATCACCCACTTACAAAACACGTTAATCTAGTTGCTGAATACTCAGACGTTAAATCAGAAGCACAAAATGGTGCTGAAGGTAAATCACGTTCAGTATCAGCAGGTGCTATCTTATTCTTCTAAGATTTACTTCTTAGTTTAATAATTAAAAAGCCCCTTAACTGGGGCTTTTTTACGGCTGTAATAAAAATTTAATCTGTTTGTAACACTACTGTAATCTTTGTGTGTTTAAATAATATATATAAGGGGAATATTAATGACCATACAAAAGATTAAATCAATAATGTATTATGTAGTGATAGCACTAGCAGTATCAGTTGCAGGATTAAAGCAAGCGCATGCCGACAGCACTAGCGACATTGTTAACGCACTAGTTATGAAGGGTGTACTTACAGAAGAAGAAGGCGCACTTATAACCAAAGGACACAGCGGAGAAAAAGTAGCTGCTAAAAAAGAAAAAGACACTACTGTACATGCGGCTAGTAAAATGAACATTCGTGGCTATTTACAAGTGCGCAATACTACTATGCTTAGTGGTGACGAAGGAGTCAACCTTTGGTCAGATCGATCTGTAGGTAATAAAAACTCTCTTGCTGATCAAGACAAAAACTTTCTTATCCGTCGAGCACGTGTGATCATTTCTGGTTCAGCTGGTGATCGTTTAGATTACTATATTCAACCCGACTTTGCTAGTACAGCAGGTACCACAGGTAACGTTGCTCAACTACGTGATGCTTACGGTGACGTGAATCTAACCAAAGACAAAGTACATCGTGTACGTGTAGGCCAAAGTAAAGTACCATATGGCTTTGAGAATTTACAATCTTCACAAAATCGGTTAGCACTTGATCGTGCTGACGCATTTAATAGTGCGGTGCGTGATGAACGTGATTTAGGTGCGTTCTACTACTACACACCTGATAATATACAAAAGCTGTTTAAAGAAATACAAGATGCAGGATTAAAACATTCAGGAAACTACGGTATGTTTGGCATTGGTGTGTATAACGGTCAAGGTGCTAACCAACAAGATCGTAATGATAATTACCACACAGTAGCACGTCTTACTTACCCATGGAAAACAGAAAGCGGCCAAATATACGAAGCTGGTGTACAAGGTTATACAGGCAAGTATGTAAGAACAGGTAGTGCGTATAGAAGAAATATGGGCAACAACGTTTACGCAACTAAAACACCAACATTAGAACCAGGCAACACCACTGGATTCAAAGACGAACGTATGGGTGTAAGTTTTATGATGTACCCACAACCGTTTGGTCTACAAGGTGAGTGGAACTGGGGCAAAACTCCTGGCTTAGATACTACTGCTAGTACTGATGGTATTATTAAAGAAACTAACTTGAACGGTGGCTACATTCAAACTATGTATAAAATTGATCACTTCAAAGTTGGCGATACTGATGGTACACTAATTCCATTTGTTAGATGGCAATACTTTGATGGTGCGTCAAAAGCAGAAACTAACTCACCGATGAATAAAGTTAACGACTGGGAAGCAGGTGCTGAATGGCAAATTGCGCCAGAAGTTGAACTTGTGGCTTACTATCATCATATGAATCGTAGCAATTTAGTAACTGGAGCATCGTCTACTACAATAGTAAAACAAGACTATGCTAACTTTAAAGCAGACGCTTTACGTGTTCAACTACAGTATAACTTTTAGGGAAAACTATGTTTGAGATTTTTATAGAAGCAATAACAGATATTAGTAGTGTGTTATTGGTATTGGCGGCCATTGGCGTATGGTCACTAGTCCCTTAATTAGATATAAAACAATCTGTATATCGGACTTTCATCTTGGGACTAAAGATGCTAAAGCTGAATTGCTGAATAACTTTCTCAAACATCACACCTGTGATAATCTATTCCTAATAGGTGACATCATTGACGGGTGGAAAATCCAACAGAACAAATGGGCTTGGAAACAAGCGCATACTAATGTTATTCGACGAATATTAGGTTACAGTAAACGAGGATGTAATGTAACTTATGTGACAGGTAACCATGACGAATTCCTCCGTCCTCTGGTACAACATCATTTTAGTCTAGGTAGAATACGTATCGTTAATCAAGCAGAGTATCGCAGTGTTGATGGAGAATTATTCCTAATCACCCACGGTGATATGTTTGATGGTATTACTAGACTAGCACCGTGGATTGGATTCTTGGGCGACAAAGCCTATGATGTAGCTTTATGGTTTAACAACTATTTTAACTTTGCTAGACAACGATTAGGCTTTGGCTACTGGAGTTTGAGCAAGTATCTCAAACATAAAGTTAAAAAAGCCATTGACTTTGTGTTTAAGTTTGAAACTAACCTAACTGACTATGCGGCTAAACGTGGATATGATGGTGTAATCTGCGGACACATACACACACCAGAAATCAAACACATGCCTAATGGTATGATCTATATGAATGATGGGGACTGGGTAGAAAGCTGTAGTGCTCTAGTTGAGCATGATGACGGACGATGGACAATAGTCTATTGGAATCATATAATCTAATGAGTTGGATACTATTGATACTAGTAGTAAACACAACTGACCCAAAAGATATACCGGGCAAGGTTACGCTTGAATTTGCTAATGAAACACAGTGCGAAGAGGCTAAACAATCATTGACCTATTGGTTAAAATTTGATACATTCAAAATACAAGCACAATGTTTAAAAAAATAACATGTATATCTATCCAAAAAGGCATCTTTTGGTGCCTTTTTTCTTGACTATTGAGTCTGTTTATGTTACTATTGTAGAGTTAACACTCGTATTAAAACTTATATAAGGAAACACAAACATGTTTGATTCAATTGAAATTCGTAAAGTAACAAATGGTTTTATTGTAATTCTTAACACAGAAGATGACGCTAACGAATATGTGTTCGACACTAGTCGTAAAGCAATTAAATTCATCAAAGAATACGTTGAAGCTAAAGTAACACAACCAGCATAATTTTTGCCTCGAAACAGGCTAAAATAAATACATTATAGCAAGAAATTCAACGAAAAGTGGAGAAATCAATGTCAAAAACCGTTCTTGTAACTGGTGGAGCAGGCTTTATTGCGCATCACGTTATTGAAAACCTATTAAGAAATACCGATTGGAATATTGTTAGTTTAGATCGTCTAGACTTTAGTGGTAACCTAAACCGCTTGAGTGATATGATGGCAAACTTTGATCAGGAAACACGTAAGCGTGTTAAGGTTGTATTCCATGACCTACGTGCTGAATTAAACCCAATGGTGGCTCGTGACATTGGAGATGTAAACTATGTACTACATTTAGCCGCAGGATCACATGTTGATCGCTCAATTGAGTTCCCAATGGAGTTTGTTTGGGACAACGTAGTTGGCACAGGCCACATCTTAGAGTTTGCTCGCAAACTACCTAACCTAGAACGCTTTATCTACTTCTCAACAGATGAAGTATTTGGTCCAGCACCTAATGGTGTTAACTATGGTGAGCGTGATCGTTACAACTCAAGCAATCCATACTCAGCTACCAAAGCTGGTGGTGAAGAGCTAGCTGTAGCGTTTGAAAATACCTACAAGATGCCTATCTACATTACGCATACAATGAACGTGTTTGGCCAACGTCAACACCCAGAGAAGTTTATTCCTATGTGTATTCGTAAGGTAAACGATGGCGACGCTATTACTATCCACAGTGACAGCACACGTACAATCCCTGGTAGTCGTTTCTATATTCATGCGGCAGACGTAGCTGATGCTATGTTTTTCTTGTTAGGCTTAGACCCAAGCAAACTAGAAGCAGACTACGGTGATGCTAAATGTCCTAAGTTTAACTTAGTAGGTAAACAAGAAATCAACAATCTACAATTAGCACAGATCATTGCTGATGCTCAGGGCAAAGAACTTAAGTATGAAATGGTAGACTTCCATAGCAGTCGTCCGGGGCATGATTTACGTTATGCTCTAAGCGGTGACTATATGCGTAAGTTAGGTTGGGAACCTAAGGTTAGCCTAACTGATCGTATTGGTGAAGTAGTACAATGGACTTTAGATAACGAGAGATGGTTACGATGCTAATAGATATTTTTAAAAATCTTGACCGTCATTGCGGCAAGTGGAGTCACTACTTTGACATCTACGAGCAACACTTTAGCAAGTTTGTAGGTAAGAAGCCTGTGGTAGTTGAAGTTGGTATTTGCCGTGGTGGCAGTGCCGAAATGTGGCAGAAGTATTTTGGTGAAGGTGCTACTATCATTGGTATTGACATTGATCCTAATGCTTTCAAACCAGAACACCAAACACCGGGTTGTATACAGGTAAATGGTAACCAAGCAGATCCAGCGTTTTGGGATGAGTTCCTAAAAGAACATCCACAAATTGATGTGTTCTTAGATGACGGTAGTCATGTTTGCCCACATCAAATCCTTACCCTACAAAAGGTATGGCCTGCTATTACACAAGGCGGTGTGTACATGTGTGAAGATACACACACCAACTACTGGCCAGAATACGGCGGCGGACTTAAAAATCCTAGCACATTCCTACAGTATGCTAAAATGGTATCCGATACTATGAATAGTAGCTATTACAAAGGTATGGACCAACATCCAGACAATATGATGTTTGCTGACTTCTACAAAGATCTAGTAGGCATGCACTTCTATGACAGCGTAGTAGTAATGGATAAAAACGTTAAACAACCAATCACTAACCTATTGAGTACACCAGTATGAAAAACATAGTCCTTTTAACTTCAGCAGTATATAGCAACTACGGCATTTACACAGCAGAGCAACGTATCCAGCAGACATTGGACACAGCCAAAAGTGCTAAAGAACGTATCCCAGGTGCGGTTATTATTTTAATTGACAACAGCAAAGTTGACGTACAAAATGATGACAGCGCAGAGTTTAATGAATTAATTGACCTAGTTGATTACTACATTGACAACAGCGATGACGCAGATATCAAACACTTCCACGAAAATGTCAGCAATTACGACATTGGTAAAAACTCTATGGAAGCGTTGGGTATTATCAAAGCATTGAACTACATCAAAACTGATGAAGACATGCTGAAAGAAGTCAACAGTGCTGGCCGCATTTTTAAACTCAGTGGTAGATATATAGTCAATGATAAGTTTGATATTAAACATTTTGACAATGCCAAGACCAAAGACAAGTATGTGTTTAAGAAACGTCAAGCTAGTTGGATTCCACAAACTGACACTGGTGTAGACTATCTACTACAGACTCGTTTATATAGTTTCACTCCTGGCCTACTTGATGAGACCATTGAGCTGTTCCAAAAGATCATTGAGAATATGTTTGCCACATTCAATCAACAAAAATATATTGATGTTGAACACAGCATGGCTAAATTTATTCCAGCAGACAAATTAGTTGAATTGGACGTTGTTGGCCTACAAGGCAACATTGCTCCAAATGGCATGATGATCATCGACTAATGAAAAACATCCTAATCATTGGCGGTAATGGTTATGTTGGATCTAGACTAAGGCAAGTATTGGCACAGACCTACACTGTAGAAAGTGTAGACTGTTGCTGGTACAACTATGATGAAACGTCTAAGAGAACTGACTACCACAAACTTGATGCTACCTATCTAGGGCAATTTGATGCTGTAGTTTTACTAGCAGGCCACAGTAGTGTAGCAAGCTGTGTTGGTCCTATTGCTAGTCCGTGGTTAAACAATGTTACTAACTTTACTAACCTAGTGGCTAAACTAAGTTGGAAAGATATTCCGTTGATCTATGCTAGTTCAGCTAGTGTATACGGCAACAGCCTACCTGGGCAACTGTTTACTGAAGACAACCGTCAGTTTATTCCTGTGAACAATTATGACATTACCAAATATACCTTAGACCTAGAAGCCAAAGTTGCCATTGGCAATGGGCAACCTGTAATTGGTCTACGCTTTGGTACAGTCAACGGTTGGGCACCTAACCTACGTGCTGATGTAATGATCAATGCTATGTATGATGCGGTTAGAACACAAGGTAAAATCACAGTAACTAATAAACATATCAATCGTGCCTTGCTAGGCATTGAAGATCTGTGCCGTGGCATTGCTCGGTGTATCGAACAGCCAGTGAGTGGTATCTACAATATGGCCAGTTTCAATGCCACAGTTGACTATATTGCCGCCACTGTGGCCAATGAACTAGCTGTGCCTGTAGTTGATCGTGGTAAGACTGCTAATGCCTATGACTTTGGCCTAGACACTACATTATTTGAACAAACGTTTGGCTTTACATTTACTGAAACTCCTAGTACAATAGTTAATAGCCTAAAAGAAAAATATGCGGACGCACACATTGAACGCCGCGATAATTACATGACATATCAATGGGAAAAAGAATATGATCGATAACGCAAAAGAATTAACCGAGTGCCTGTGCTGTGGAAGCCAGCATTTAGAATTAACTCTAGACCTAGGCATACAGCCAATGGCCAATAGTTTTATTAAAACAGAAGAAGAAGCCGAGCTAACATTCCCATTGGTGTTAAATCGTTGTACAGAATGTAGTCATTTACAATTAAGTCATGCTGTTAATCCAGACCTACTATTCCGCAACTACCTGTATGTAAGCGGTACTAGTCAAACACTTAAAGACTACTTTGATTGGTTTGCTAACTACAGTTTAGGATTCTTTAGCGAAAAGCCTAAGTCAGTGTTGGACATTGCCTGTAATGATGGTACACAGTTAGATTCATTTAAAAAGATTGGCTTAACTACCTACGGTGTTGACCCAGCAACCAATCTACATCCAATCAGTAGCAAGAATCATGAAGTTATCCTAGATTACTTTACAGCGGCTCACGTAGAAGGATTAAAAGCCAAGAGCATTGATATTATCAATGCGCAGAACGTATTTGCGCACAACGACTATCCTTTAGACTTTTTACTACAATGTAAAGAAATTATGCATGATAACAGCGTCTTGTTTATTCAAACTAGTCAAGCTGACATGGTTAAGAACAATGAGTTTGACACTATCTATCACGAACACCTAAGTTTCTTCTGTGCTAACAGCATGAATGAACTAGCTCGTCGTGCTGGCTTAAATTTAATTGACATTACTAAAACACCAATCCATGGTAATAGCTATGTGTTTGTGTTTAGTAAACATCCTAGCACAGATGGCAAAGTTGAACAGGTACTAGCAGAAGAACGTGTCGCAGGGTTACAAACACCGCAAACATACATCGACTATGCTCGCAAAGCTCAACAGGTTGTTGTTGACTTAAAAGAAGCTATTGCTGAATATCGCAGTCAAGGTTATGTAGTTGCTGGCTATGGTGCGGCTGCCAAAGGTATGACATTACTTAACTTTGGCAACATTGACCTAGACTTTGTTATTGATGACAATCCGCTCAAACAAAGTTTATTCTGTCCAGGTGTACACACTCCTGTGGTATCAATTGATGTATTAGATGAATGTCAGGATCTTAATGTAGCATTTGTTCCTTTAGCATGGAACTTCTTCACAGAGATAAGTACAAAGATCAAAACAAAACGTGATAAACAAGGCGATGTGTTTATCCGTTATTTCCCAACTATAAAGGTAGAATAAGAATGACCGCAGAAGAACTAGTACAGGCACGCATTGAAGCGATTGCCAATAAAGAAATATTAGCCAACAGCCAAATGAGTGAATACATTAAACCACTAGCAGAATATGCTAAGGGCTGTGATCACATCACCGAGATGGGTGTGGCAATTGTCTGTAGTACATGGGCATGGCTAAGTGCTAAACCTAAACGACTAGTAAGTGTAGACATTGATCACTTATGTCCAGTAGACGAAGTGCGTGGTGTAGCCAAAGACCTAGGCATTGACTTTGAGTTTGTTGCTGGTGATACCAATCATGGTGTTACAGCAGAGTTAAACAAACATTGCCCATGGCTAAACAACGAAGAACATCGCGGTGAATGGAATGCTGGTAAACCAATTCCTTACTACAACTGCGAGCCCACTGATTTACTGTTCATCGACACTTACCATCACTATGCTAGCCTAGCACGTGAGTTTGAACTACACGCACCCAAGGCTAAGAAATACATCATTCTACATGACACAGTAACATTTGGTCGTCGTGGTGAAGGTGATGACCATAAAGGTCTAATGGCTGCTGTTGAAGAATTCTTAGCGGCTAACCCACAGTGGGCCACTGAAAAGGTATATGAGTCAGCACCTGGCTTGTATATTATGAAACGTGTAGGACCAGATCCAGTTTAACATGAAGAAAACAATTCTTTGTCATTTCTATAATGAAGAGTACATGCTACCATGGTTTTTAAATCACCACAAGGAGATTTTTGATCATGGTATTATGATTGATTATCACAGCACTGATCGTAGTCGCGAGATAATTAAAGAAATATGTCCAACGTGGGACATTGTAACTAGTCGTAATCCAAACTTCCAAGCAGACACAATTGACTACGAAGTTATGGACATTGAGCAGTCAATCGAAGGGTGGCGCATTTGTCTTAATGTAACAGAACTATTGATTGGAGATTATTCAATCTTAGACGAACAGCCAGGGCAACACTTACTACCTAGCGTCTTTTTTGTAGATTGTGACAGAACAAGACCAGTTAGCCAAGATAGGCCTTTATACGAGCAAAAGACAGATGGCTTCTCCTTTGACCAATATTTCCGTGAACGCCGGGCTCGTAGCATTCATAATGTTCCTGTACAGTATCCTGTACCAGGCAGACACTATGAAAATTATACCACGGACAAGTTGGTTGTATTCTATTACGGATGGTGCCCGTTTAATGATCTAGCACTAGCACGTAAGCTACAGATACAAACACAGATACCGTTAGTGGATCGTCAACGTAATTGGGGCTTCCACCATATTACCAATAAAGAAACACTTGAATATCGATTAGAAAATGAGTTTATGCCTAGGTGTAGAGACTTATCAGAGGAAATCAAACAGTATGTCAATAAGCACAAAGATCTTTCAAATATACTTTAAGCCAGAGCTAGAGCAACATTGTGATCCGTTGTTTACTCCGTTGGATAACACTAGTAATCCGCGACCAGAACTACGTGAGTGGGATGTCTGGGATAGAGAACATGATCGTATCCTAGCTGAAAACTTGGACCATTGGGGTTACGTCAGCTGGAAGTTTAAAGATAAAACAAACTTGACAGCGCAACAGGCCTTGGCACACATCACAGCCAATCCGGGGTTTGATGTTTATCTGTTTAACCCCTGTATCTTAAATGAAGCAGTATTTGCCAACAGTTGGGAACAAGGTGACATACATCATCCGGGTATTAGTGATATTGGTAATATGTTTTTTGCTAAACTAGGCTACGAAGATGTTGATGTTAAAAGTATTTTATTAGATCGTACTCGTACAGTGTTTGCTAACTACGTAGTTGGTAATCGTAAATTTTGGACAGAGTTTATGGATTTTAGCCGCCAGCTGTTTACAGAAGGTGCCAAGGATCCACAGTTCCGACATTTGGTATTTGGCGAGGGATTGAGTAACTATGCTCACGACAAGAGTCTACCAAACTTTACATTCTTAATTGAAAGATTAATTCCTACATTCTTAGAATTAGGTGAATATAGTGTTTGTCCATACACATATACACACGATACAATACCGGCCAAATATGAACCATATTTTGCTGATATTATGGCACTTTCGGACCTGAAATCGTCAGTAAATGCCTATGAAAGTGATGTTTTATTTAACATCTGGAACCACTATAGAGCTAAGTTCTTAAATGATAATCCAGGTATTTTAGGTTTAGAGTAGTTATCCCGATCGACTCCAAGTTTTATACGTAGTAAAAGTCAGTTTAACTGGCATACATATAATACGTTCGGAGGGATTGCATGACAAAATCTAACGTGACAGTAGTACCATTAGTAAGTAGTGGTGGCGGGCTTGGATATTATTGCGCAGGAAGACATTGCGCAGTACGAGATAAATGCCACAGACACACATCAGGTATCACACAGCCCAATGCTGTATTTGACGATTATGATATCTTGATGTTATCAGAAGGGAGTTGTAGATTTTTCGTCAATGTCAAAGAAGCAAATCGCGTAAGCGATTAGCCTATCGGTAGTAAAATCAAACGTTAAAAACCAAGGAGGTTTATGTATGAGAGTTATCTCAAAAGTAATAACCTGGGCAATAATGTCCTTATGTGTAATATCAAGTAGTATAGCGCAGGCGAATGACAAAACAAAAGAAAGCCAGCAGGTTATGTGCCTAGCACAGAATATCTATTATGAAGCTGGACTAGAATCATTTCAAGGAAAGGTTGCTGTGGCACAGGTTACAATCAACCGCGCTGAAAGTAGGAACTTTCCCAAAACTATCTGTGGAGTTGTACATCAACGCACAGAGATCGCAGGTCGCATGATCTGTCAATTTAGCTGGACATGTAACCCAGTGAGTAAGATTAAGTATGTAAGTGATAGCTGGCAGGATAGTTTGCTAGTGGCACGTGCTACACTACATCATAATCTAAAACTAGATCAACTCGATGACGCATTGTATTTTCACAATACACATGTTAATCCAAATTGGGGTCTAGAGCGTGTTGCCCGTATAGGTGGCCACATTTTCTACAGTAACGACCCTGCTCCAAGAAAAAATAAATCAAAAAACAGTTGACAATCTCGTTGCGTGGCTATATAATTACACTATGAAACTAATTTATATAGCCACAGCAATGACACAAAACGGTGATAGCATACAAGAGAATGCCTACACTAATGCCGAACAAGCACTAGTACAAGCAACTTTAATGTGTGAAGACATCAACCGTAATACAGACCTTAACGCACAACCAGACGTAGTTCCGATGGAATTATTTGAAGATGGTGATGTAGTATCGGATACTATTTCAACTGATGAGTAATTTCGAAGACTCAAACTGGGGTCGGCACGGTAATCCAAATCCTGAATGGTGGTATCGTTACCCACGAGGTAGACGCGACCTACCATCAATATTCAGTCAAGATCCAGTAGATCCTACCTGGGACTTCTTAGACGGATTTGTAGACGACACACCCAAAGTTAGCCTGTTTACTATTGTGCTGATCCTAGTGGTTATTCTACTAGCATCTGGACTTAGTATCACTGTTCGTGAACTGCTATATCAAGGCTTTGACTTTGCTCAAATTTGGTACAGCGGCGTAGATAGTATGCTAGACACATTCAATGTTCCAAAAGCGCCGTAACCGATAAATATTGTTTTAAGCGACACAATCGCAAACTTTAGAAAGGGCACAAAATGTCAATAACTACAGAAGTAAAATTACCAAAAGAATCACTAGTTGAATCCAATTTACCAACCGGTACGGAAATTCCAAATGTCTGCCAGCCAGGCGATAAAGAATGTATAGCACGATTAGTACAGGCATTTTCAGACTGCGATTAAATAACGGTTGACAACCCAACCAAAATAGCGTATAATAGCACTTGTTTAGTTAATAAGGAGTGCGAATTATGGGCTATGTAGTTTTTCAAAACGGCAAAGAATATGGCGCTCGTAAAGGCCTAGAAGGTCCATTCCATTATCCTAACGGTCGTGTATTGTACTACGATGCTCAAGCAGGCGAGTACTATGATCCTACAACAGACTTCTACGTACCCAGCGATGAAGTAGCAGAACTCCAGCAATCAGTTTTTACTCAATTAGCACAATAGGAGCACGACATGGCAGGCAAAGCAACTTCGGTATATCTTACAGTATCAATTAAAGAAACACACAAAACAGCTTTTCATAAACAATTCTTCAACATGACTGGTCTTAATCAGTATGTTGCTACAGATGAGTTTAAGGAAAAATACCCAACTACTGAATTTTACGTTACGAAAGAAACATACTAATGGCCATAGAGGTCATACGTGAAGTAACAGAATGGGTAGTTGATTTCCGACAGCCAAATCATACATATTTGATGGACGGTGAAAAGGTTATTGGCTACCAACAATGGCACGAAGGCCCGCCAATCTACTTTGCCCGCAAGGGCAAGTTTGATAAAGCCAGACGTAAATTCATCAAAATTCCCCTGAAAGAAAGTGTGTTTAAAACGGTTGACATTTTGGTTAAATGACTGTATAATGCTATACATACACTAACAACACGGAGCAACTAATGAAAAATCTAGCACAATACATTGAACAGAAAAATGCTTGGGCACGTATTTTCAATAATGTGATCTATGATGTTAATAACTTATCAGAACGTGATTGTCAAAATTTGTATGATAGTTTAGACAACGATCTAAGCCCAGAGAACTTAACCTGCGACGGTGAACGTAGCGGTGGACAAGTTCGTCAATTCGCACGTTTTTACAATGCGGCAGCAAAAGAGTTAGTTACAATTATTCGTGCTAACAACTACACAATTCCATACTCAGATTTCCGCGAACTTAGTTACTAAATCGGTTGACAACCTACCCAAATGATAGTATAATAGCATTTGACAGTTAGGAAACGATTTCAAAGTTTTAGGGTGTTGTTACATTTTAATTTTATTAACGTTACTACTAAGGGTTGTTCCGGTCGTAACAACATCCTAAATTCCCTTAAATAATGGTTGACTTTTGGTTAAATTGACTGTATAATGCTATACATACACTAACAACACAGGAGCACAAAATGGACTTTCAAGCTATTCACAACGAAGCACAAACAGCAGCAACTAACGCTCAAAACGCATTTCTTAAACAACACGGCGAAATAGCCTACTGTGGTTTTGCCTGGGTTAATGTGTACGTAGATCGTACTAACTCAACAGAAGCTAAAGGCTTACTTGCTGTTGGTTTTAAGAAAGATTATCGTCCTAAATGTTTAAACATGTGGAGTCCAGGTAACTACCATGGTCAAAGCATGGATGTGTTAGAAGAAGGTGCTCGTGCTTACGCAGACGTACTTACTAAACACGGGTTCCGTGCTTATGCTGGTTCACGTGCTGACTAAAAAGTACTTGACAAACACCCAAAGAGGTGTTATAATACTACAATAATAAGAAAGCGACAAACGCTTCGATTATAAAACGAAAACTAAGGAGCATAGACAATGACAGGTTTTGTTAAAATTAAAAATGGTACTTATCGTAATCAAGCGATTACAGATGAAGTATTTCCTCTAGTAAAACAATTTCAATTAGGTAGCAAAGGTGGTTTTATCACTGTAGACGGCACTGGTCGTTTTGGCAAGGATAAAATACGTGTTACTATCTCTAGTCCTACAGAGTACGAACTAGTAGACGCAACAGAATACACAGGCGAAGTAGCTACAGCAGGTGTAGACACACATAGCAAGCAAACAGACGAAGAACGTATTGCTGAAATTGGCTTACGTTTTGAAATGCTAGACGAAATGACCAAAGCAGTATTGAACGGTGACATTCGTGCTATGATTGTAAGTGGCCCTCCGGGTGTTGGTAAAAGTTACACAGTAGAAAATCAAATTGACCGTGCTAACTTGTTTCAAAACATTGCCAACGCAAAACCTAAACACACTGTGGTTAAAGGTAGTGCTAGTGCTATTGGTTTGTACAAAGTATTGTACGAATACAGTGACGCTAACAGCGTTATTGTGTTTGATGACTGCGATAGCATCTTGTTTGACGACGTTAGTTTGAACTTGCTTAAAGGCGCATTGGACAGTGGTAAGTCACGTAAAATTAGTTGGTTGTCGGAGTCACGTGTATTGAAACAAGAAGACATTCCTAACAGTTTCCAATTTAAAGGTAGTGTAATTTTTATCACTAACTTAAAGTTTGATCAAGTTAAGTCAACTCGTTTGAAAGATCACTTAGAAGCACTACAGTCACGCTGTCACTATTTAGATTTGACGTTAGACACTATGCGTGATAAAGTATTGCGTATTAGACAAATTGCTAAAACTGGTCAATTGTTTGAAGACATGGGCATTGGCGAAATTGGACAAGATATTATTATCGATTTCTTAGACGCTAACAAGAACAAGTTCCGTGAAATGAGTTTGCGTATGGCAATCAAAGTAGCACAGTTATACAAGAGCTTTCCTAACACTTGGGAAAACATGGCTAAGACAACTTGTATGAAGATTGCGTAACATGCGGTTGCTAGCGGCAATGACGTATAATTTAATCCTACTAGGAGGTACCGTTTACCTAGTAGGTTGGCAGGAGTGGAGTGCTTGGTGGTTCCTACTTACCGTAATACTTTTAGCTAGCGGTAAAGACTAAGAAGGAGAAGTAAATGTCAGTTTATACAAAAAGAATTATATTTGCGTTGGTAAGTTTGGTAGTATTGGGAGCAGTTGGTGTTTGGGCACCAGAAGTACAACGCTTCTTAGGTATGTTTGCCCTAGGTTGGATGTTGATGGACATTGCCAGTGATGTGTTTCCGGAGGGCAAATAATATGATTGATTGGCAATTTTGGCTATTGGTAGTTTGGTTATTGTTCATTGGATATTGTTTTGGTCGTGCGCATGAAGCGTGGAATCGTTTTAGTCGCAGTATTGATGAACTACAAAAATTATCTAAAAAATTCTCCAACGAGGAGTAGTATATGTGGAATAAAATTCGTTTTTGGTTGTATGAAAATGATCGACAACTAACATGGTTCTTCATTGGTTTATTTGTTATGTGTTTCTTTGTAGATATGGGTAAACACAACTATCCAGGCGCACTAATGGATGCTATCATTGTGGCAATAAATTATATACTACGTCCTCGCTAGTATTAAATAGTAGTACTAATGAAAACAGACATTCAAATCAATCAATCAGCAGACCTACTACCAATTACAGCCGTTGCCGGTTCTATTAATGTACGAGACGAACAGTTAGAAGTGTATGGTAGTAGGAAAGCTAAACTAAACATAGAAGCACTTGCTGACCGTCCTGGTCGAGATAGCAAGTTAATCTTAGTAACAGCTATTACTCCGACTCCCGCAGGTGAAGGTAAAACTACCACAACTATTGGACTAGCAGATGGCCTACGTAAGTTAAACTACAAGTCAATTGTATGCCTACGTGAACCTGCGCTAGGTCCAGTGTTTGGTATGAAAGGTGGAGCAACTGGTGGCGGCTATGCGCAAGTAGCACCAATGGAAGACATTAACCTACACTTTACAGGTGACTTCCATGCTGTCGCATCAGCTCATAACCTACTAGCTAGCCTCATAGATAATCATTTACATTGGGGTAACAGGCTCAATTTAAACACTAACAACATCACATGGAAACGTGTAAGCGACATGAACGATCGTGCGTTACGCGACGTTTGTGTAGGTCTGGGAGCCCATAACAGCGTTACACGACAGTCAGGATTTGACATTGTAGTGGCGTCAGAAGTAATGGCTATCCTATGTTTGGCCAACGACTTCAAGGACTTAAAAAAGCGTTTAGGTAAGATCACTGTAGGCTACACACAAGACGGTAAGCCTGTTACAGCTAAAGATCTTAAGGCACATGGTGCTATGGCCGCATTACTAAAAGAAGCCGTTAAACCTAACCTAGTACAGACCTTAGAAGGCACTCCTGCGCTAGTACACGGTGGTCCATTTGCCAACATAGCACATGGTTGTAACAGTGTTATTGCTACTAAGCTGGCTATGAAGTTAGCTGACTACGTAGTAACTGAAGCAGGCTTTGGTGCTGACTTGGGTGCTGAGAAGTTTATTAACATTAAGTGTCGTAAAAGCGGTCTTAAACCTGACGTAGTAGTGCTTGTAGCAACAGTTAGAGCCGTTAAACATCAAGGTAACTACGACAACCTAGATAAGCATATAGCCAACATTAAGACATGGTATAACCTGCCTTGTGTAGTTGCTATTAATCGTTTTAAAGATGATACTGACCTTGAGATTGCGGAATTAATTGAGCACATCAAAGAAACATTTGACATTGAAGCAGTTGAATGTACACACTTTGCTAATGGTGGCGATGGTGCCACAGACCTAGCACACGAAGTTGTTATTGCTATTGATCGATCAAAACATCAGATGGCGCTGACCTACGAAGATGATGATACACTGTGCGATAAGATTGAGCAAGTAGCTCGTAAAATTTACGGTGCTTACCATATAACTATGGATGCCAAGGTCACTAAACATTTAGAAGAACTACAACGAGATTATGGACATTATCCTGTTTGTATTGCTAAAACACAAAGCAGTTTCAGTGATGATCCCGCTAATAAATTAGCCGCAACTGAAGGACATGTCTTAACAGTGCGTGAGTTAAAACTATGTACGGGTGCTGAGTATATCGTAGCAGTCTGCGGTAACATTATGACCATGCCAGGCTTACCAGAACGACCAAACGCAGAAAAGATCAGTATCAATTCTAAAGGTGAGATCACAGGATTAGATTAAATATTTTTGTAATACTCCATCATACGCTATTGTCTAGCTCCTAGTGTGATGGATCTTTAAGCCCAAGTGGAAACATTTGGGCTTCTTTTTCTCTTGCTATTCAGAACTAAAGAAGGTATACTAATAGTATGTTAAGCTATCATCATGTCGAAGACTACTTAGAATACCTAGCAGGATACGATCCCGGTAGTCAAGCCATGTGGATCACACCCGTGCGTAAAATTAGTCTTGCTCGATATGATGTACAGATTGTAGACAGCATGGCCAATAATACATTATTTGGTTCAGCGTTAACTGATCGTCAAGGCGAGCTAGTGATCAAACTGATACTTAAATATCGTAGGCAATTTACCAACAACGGTATTGACATTACTCCTGTAGAAAACCCACAGTTCAGAATGCCAGTGCGTAAAATTGATCGTAGTAGATCAATTTGGATTGAAGACGATATTATCAAACTAAAGTTTCCCTACAATCAAGATTACATACAACAGATACGAGAGTTTAAAGACTCAAGTCAAGGATCTGCTCGCTGGGACAATGATAAAAAATTGTGGGCTGTGGCAATTACTGAATACAATGTCAACTGGCTAGTAAGTTGGGCACAGAGTAATCAATTTGAAGTATCACAAGGCCTGCTGGCGTTAATGGATCAAATACTAAAGGCAGAACAGAAACCATACGAAATCAAATTAGTTAAAACAGCAGATGGATACACTGTCACTAATGCTGCTAAGAGCCTATTAGAATATATTAAACGTTATGATAACGACCCGATTAAACTAGTAGATGCTTCGGGCGTGTTGTGCTACACAGTTGATGCCGACATATTAGAACAGTGTTCGATTGATTACGGTCCGGCATTAGAATATATCGGCACCAGACACAATGTACACCTGAGCCCAGTTACTGATGCTGGGTATTGGGATTGGGTACTAGACTATGCTGAACTAACACAGCGTTATCCAATATGCGTATATGACCCAGGCATGTCCACAGAATTAGATTTGAGTAGATTTAGTCAAGACGACATTGTTTATTTTGATCATAATGGCAAAACTAAGACTAGCAATTATAACCCATATGGTGTTAAAGTAGTATATGCTCGTAGAATTCCTAAGTGTTGGGACTTTCCGGTGCCTTTACTTGTCAGCACTGCCGAAATGATGTTTGGCGGCAAACGACTAGAATGGTTAAACAAAGCAGAGAAGATAGTGTACCTAACCAACACTATTATAAATGAGAAAAACTAATGGCCACAGCTAGACTATTAATTAAAGATGAAGTGAACGTAAAGATTGAAGGCTTAGATCTACACGAACGTAAAGAACTCAGTAACAAGTTCAAATATGAAATACCTGGTGCTAGATATTTGCCCGCAGTTCGTTTGGGTCGTTGGGATGGTAAGGTAGCGTACTTCCAAATGGGCGGTAGCACATACATTAATCTACTCAATGACATTATACCCTATTTAGACAGTCGTGGTTATAACATTGAAATTGAAGATGTTAGAGATTATCGTACACAGTTTGATTTCCAACAGGTAACAGAGAGTACATTCGCACACAAGGTATGGCCCGAGAAACACCCAATGGTAGGACAGCCTATTACCCTACGTGACTATCAAATTGACATTGTCAATAACTTCTTAACCAATCCACAGTGTATACAAGAAATTGCCACAGGTGCTGGTAAAACAATCATGACAGCCGCACTAAGTTATAGCTGTGAAGCCTATGGGCGTACAATCGTCATTGTACCAAACAAAAGCCTAGTAACACAAACAGAAGCAGACTATATTAACCTAGGCCTAGACGTTGGCGTATACTTTGGTGATCGTAAAGAGTTTGGTCGTACACATACTATCTGTACTTGGCAGAGTCTAAACATTCTATTAAAGAATACCAAAGGTGGTGAAGCAGATGTTACTATCGGTGAGTTCATTGAGGGTGTTGTCTGTGTAATGGTTGACGAAGTACACATGGCCAAAGCAGATGCGCTTAAGACCTTGCTCACTGGAGTAATGTCACACATACCAATTCGTTGGGGCCTAACTGGTACCATACCCAAAGAGCCATATGAGCAGGTTAGTCTACTGTGTAGTCTTGGCCCTGTGATAGGTAAACTCAGTGCTAGTGAACTACAAGAACAGGGTGTGTTGGCCAACTGTCATGTGAATATACTACAGTTAATTGATCATGTAGAGTACAAGGACTATCAAAGCGAGTTACGCTATCTATTAGAAACAGAAGGTAGACTAGACTACATCGCACAGCTGGTAGAAAGCATACGCAAGACAGGCAACACATTGGTATTAGTTGATCGTATAGCACCAGGTAAGGCATTGATTGAAAAGATTAGAGGTGCTGTGTTTGTTTCTGGGGGAACTAAAGCAGATGATAGAAAAGAAAGCTATGATGAGTTTGCCACAAGTGATGACGTGGTTGCTGTGGCCACTTACGGTGTTGCGGCAGTGGGTATTAATATTCCTCGTATTTTTAATCTTGTACTTATCGAACCTGGTAAGAGTTTTGTCAGGGTTATTCAAAGCATTGGACGTGGTATTCGTAAAGCAGAAGATAAAGACTTTGTTCAGATCTGGGACGTAACATCAACATGTAAATTTGCCAAACGGCATATTACAACACGTAAGAAATTTTACAACGAAGCAAACTATCCGTTTGTGGTTGAAAAGGTAGATTGGCAGTGACAACCTTAGTAGCCTGTGGATGTAGTTTTTTAACTACTAGTTATTTTAAGTACCGAGAGATACAGGGCAGTGACTGGCCAAAATTTGATACCTACGATTTTACTGCTAGTGTGTTAGATGAAATGGCAGAGTTTAATTACTCACACAATGTGAATTTTGTTGATCTATATGCTGTAGATAAACAATGGGATTATATCAATTTGGCCAGTCCAGGCGCAACTAATTTTTTTATTAGACTACAAATTGAAGAAGCAGTAAAAATCAAACCTGACTATGTCGTTGTGGCTGCTACTAGTTCAGATAGATTTGAAATACCCTTAGGTCAATTTGAATATGCCAGATTAACTAAGAACTATAACGAACTTAATAATACTGTTAGTTCAAAAATGACAGACTGCTATGACCTAACCAAAGAAAAAGAAACAGCAATTAAACATTATACTAGCCAGCTGTTTGATATAGGACTATTAGAAGCAAAAAGTTATTTTTACCTTCAAAGCGGATTAGATCTATTAGAGAAAAATAATATACCCTATGTATTCATACCGGGTCCAATGAAACATAAAGATTGGCAGGGTAGAGATATTATTTGGGAAGATACTGGCCCTTGGGATTTACCTTACGGTCTTGCCAAAAACAATAACCATAATGCGTTGGCGGCACACCAAGAGTTCTTACAGACTCTTAACGAACTTACTATTAACTGGAACTAACTATGTACATACTAACATTAGAAAATCAAGCATATGAGATGAATGAAATACCAGACGAGATCGATGATCTACGTTTTGCTATATTAGATAACAGTGATCCAAAGAATCCAGACTATTTCTTTATTCCCTTGATCTTCTTAGAAAGTTTCAACAGTCCGGCATTGGTCCTAAACATTGGCGGCAACCTAATTAAAATGCCTGCGGACTGGCAGGTACTAATCGGTGAGCCAGACTTTGGGGACCTAGAAGTTATCCCATTAACATCAATTAATGACCGTGGCTTTAGTGTGTTTACATTCAATCCATTAGACAGCTTTAAACCTAAGTTTGAACCAATTGAGATAGTGGATATCTATCAAGATGTCAAATGGTATTTCCCTAAACTTAAGCCAGGGCAGATGTTAGCAGTGCCAATTAACGAAAGTGAACACCCTATGTGTGCTTACTTTGTCAAAGACATTAGCCGTCAAAGTGAAGTAGTAGACTACGGTAAGATATGGTAATCAAACTTAATCCCGCTGTGATAACGGACGACATGATGTACGAAGGTGGCGTAGAACCCCTGGACAGCGTGCCAGAATATACCCCAATAGCACAAATAAAAGAAGATAAATTATGGGGTGAAATTCGTCGTGCGGCTCGGACAAATAAGACTTTACAAACCGCACTTGATCATGCTATAATGATATATAAGTTAAGCGAGGAATATAAAAATGTTTAACCCAGAACAATTTAAAGCAAAGAAAAAGCGAGCAGTTGATCCTAATGCTCCGCCGCGTCCTAACCTATTAAGTCAGGATAAAAAGCTACGTGAGCAACAGGATGTAGTAGTACGCTTACAAATGATGATTAAAGACCAAGCGGAAGAAATTGCCAAACTAAAGAACAAGTACACTGACATGCAGGCCAGTGTTAATCAAATTTTAAATGTATTGCGCAAAGGTAGATAATGGCCACAGATTTTAACAGTCCGCTTTACATAGGTAATGAAATGGCGGCCTTTGATCGTAAGGATCGTAAGTACTATGATAAGTTCACTGATGAAGAACGTAAACAGTTTAGCACGTATCTAATGTTGCGCTATGGTGCTAGTGTAGAAGGTAGTAATGATCTACAGGCCTACTATCTAATGGCCACAAATGAACGTGTAAATAAGAACTTCTTTGATCTAGGCAAACATCCTAAACTACAGTGGTTACTATGTTCTACAGTTAGTCCCGGCATGGGCAAGCAAAAGCACTACTGGCAGGCTAGTAAAAAGAAAGAAGGCGGCAATAACAAAGCAGAAAAGTTCCTAGCAGAACTTTATCCAGAACTTAAACAAGATGAAATAGAATTGTTAGCGGCAATCAATGATAAAAGAGATATTACAGACCTGGCAAGAAAACACGGGCTCGATGACAAACAAGTCAAGTCCAAGTTATAAGTGTAGATATTGCGATAAAGAGTTTCGTAAAGAATCTACTCTTTCGGCGCATCTTTGTGAAACTAAACGTCGTTACCAACAGGAAAAAGAAATTGGTGTACAGTTTGGGCTACAGGCATATCTACGATTTTATGAAATGACACAGGGTTCAGCTAAACTCAAAGGCTATAAGGAATTTGTAGACAGTCCTTACTACAGTGCCTTTGTTAAGTTTGGTCGTCACATGGTGGCTATACGTGCTGTGAATCCGCGTATGTTCATTGAGTATGTGATTAAAGAAAATAAGAAACTTGACCATTGGTGTCATGACAAGGTCTATGTAGAATATCTACACACATACCTTAAGAAAGAAGCAGTTCAAGATGCGATTGAACGTGCCCTAACAGAAATGCAGGAATATACAGATGAGACTAAAATGCTTGCCAGCTTCAATGACTATTTTAGATATGGCAATGAGAATAGGATTTGCCATCATATTGCCAATGGTCGTGTTAGTCCTTGGATTGTTTTTAATTGTGATAGCGGGGTCGAATTTCTTAGTGGACTCACTGAAGAACAGATTGCTATCATTCTTCCGTGGATAGACCCGGACTTTTGGCAACGTAGGTTCCAAGACTATCTGGCAGATACAGAGTGGGTTAAACAAATTCTTAAAGAGGCAGGCTTATAATGGAAGAAGTTGTAGCATTATTGAATGAAATCAAGGGCGAGATAATTAGCCTACAAACTGAATTGTTGTTGGTGAAGTTTGCTATTGAAGAAGTAGAACGCCGTACAGAATATATTTCAGAGAATTTACATCTAGCACAGGACAATGCTCCTATGACAGCTCAAGGAAAGTTACGTGTTGAAAAGTTTTAAGTCCGACGTTGACATTGACTTTGCTGATCGTGAGCAGGTATTGGCAGTATTAGATACTACATCGGCTAGTATTATTCGTGACGGCAAGTTAACCAAGCATAACACAGGTGTCTATGCTACTGATATACCTACAGATCCGTTTACAGGATTCTCTAGTTTAGATTATAACGATGCTGAAGAGCGTGGTTATATGAAGTTAGACTTTCTTAATGTAAACTTATATAAACAGGTTAGGGATGAAGCACATCTAGTTGAACTAATGCGTGAACCTGATTGGGCTAGATTATATGATCCGGCAATATGTCAGCAGTTAATTCACATTAACAATCACTATGATACATTACTTAAAATGCCTGAGCCTGTGGATACTATTCCTAGACTGGCTATGTTCCTAGCAGTTATTCGTCCAGCTAAAAGACATTTAATTGGTAAGACTTGGCGAGATGTTGCGGCTGATGTGTGGACTAAACCTGCGGATGATGGATACTACTTCAAACGTGCCCATGCCGTTTCCTACGCACAACTTGTAGTCGTTAATATGAATTTATTAGTAGAACAACAAACGCAATCATAGCGTGTGCTTTTTTAATTATTATACTAAATAATAGTATGATAACATATCCAAGAAAGTGTCCTGTATGTGAATACATAGCAAATAATCCTGCTATGTATTCGTACCATAAACAAACTCATCAATCTATTCCAGCAGATACCTTATGTCATTTTGGCTGCGGTAATACAGCTACCCATCGAAATACTGGCGGCAAGTATACTTGCAAATCAAAATATCAAGAGTGCCCTTCTTATATAGATCAATTAAGTAATCGAACAAAGAAAAGTTGGGAAGGCGCTATTAAAAGAAAAGAAGAAACAAAAAAATGTTTCTATGAGCATTGTAGCGGAAACGAAATTGCTCGCAAAAAAGCAAAACAGTCTATTAAAGAAAAATGGGGAGATTTTACCCCAGAACAAATGAAAGATTTTAGGCAATATGCTAGACGTATTAGAGTTAGAGCACAGCGATGGGCAAAAGCACAAGGATATAGTTTAGGTCAGCGAACATATCATGTTGATCATAAGTTTAGTATATGGGATTCATGGTTGGCTAGTCTGCCAGAAAGTGTAGTAAATCATCCTGCCAATTTAAGAATTTTAGAAGCGAATGAAAATTCATCTAAAGGTGCTAAGAGTTTATACACTCTTGAAGAACTATTAATGTTAACTAACTAACCTACTTTGCGAATCAGTGTAATACTACGGCGCTTACTGCGTTTCTGAGCTATTTCTTTTAGACTAACGTAAGGGCCGTGCTGTATAAGAACGTCCTTGCTGTTGAATGTTTTTAAACAGGGTCTAAACTCTACCCAATCTAATTTTAGAAATACATTGATAGGCACTAGCCTATTACTTTCCCACCACCACTGATCTGCCAGCGACAAAAAACGTTCTTTTTGATCTAGCGTGCGTAGAGCTGAAAAATCGTAGATTGTAGTGATGATCTCATCTGCGTTTTGTACAATGCCAATGTAGTCATTACCTCCGTAGGTCAGATAGCTAATAAATGGGTATTGGTCTAATAAATTCTTGTAACTATCTTCCATACGACTCGCGATAAATACTCTAAAGGATCAAGCAAAAGTGCCTGTAATCACAAGTTATTTATATCAGAATATTTTCACTGTTCAGATTTTGGACTATAACGATCCTGCCATTTCTGACAGAAGGAACAACATCGTGTATCAAAGACCAATCGAAATTTATCGCGGGGCAGATAACCCTATTGTTATCAAATTTAAGAACCAAGATCAAAAGACGGCTAATATTGCTGGATTGACATTTAGTGGTTACATTATTGATTATTTGAAAGGCAATGTTGTATCAAACGTGAGTGTAACGGTTAGTAATGTCAGCACAGCTACAGCAAATTGTATGCTGACTAGTGATTTTATTAACACACTACCGCAGAGCAGATACAAACTTGCGTTCCTAAAATACAATGGTGTACATGAAACACCTACTTATAGTGATGATAACTATGGCGTCTATGCTGAACTAAGAATTAATCCAGCATTTGAAACAGACGCATTTACATCAAGCACTACAGACTACAGTGGCAACGTTGACCTAGGTATAATATAATGCAGGCACCAAGAAGATTACAGTTACGAAGAGGCAACACAGCGGCAATTAGTACCTACGTTGGTGCCCCTGGTGAATTGATAGTTAATACCGATACTAATACCTTATATCTTCATAACGGAACAACGGTTGGGGGCGTCGCTACTTCAGTTAATACATCTAGTATTACAACAAATGTTTCGGCGTTACAAGGTAATGTAGCAATATTACAAGGTAATATACTAACTTTACAATCTGGAATTACAACCTTAACTAGCAACGCAGCTGTACAATCAGGCATACTAGCAACATTGTTAGCCAATGCCGCAACACAAGCAGGTGACCTAGCAACCTTAACAAGTAATGCCGCAAGTCAAGCTGGTGACATAGCAACCATCTACGCAAACTTAGGTGCGGTAAGTGGAAGCATAGCAACATTAACTAGTAATGCCGCAATACAGGCAGGCCTACTAGATACATTAACAGGTAATGCAGCTAGCCAAGGCGGAGAACTAGCTACCTTAGTAGCTAATGCCGCAACACAAGCGGGTGCGTTGGCTACTTTAACTAGCAATGCCGCTAGTCAAAGTGGAACACTTGCCGACCTAATAGCCAATGCCGCAGTTCAGGCAGGACTAATTGCTGGTAGTACAGGCACATACGGTAATGCTAATGTGGCTGCTTACTTACCAACATACTCAGGTAATATTGCAGGTAATATTGCTAAGAATGGATACACCTGGACATTTAGCGAAGCTGGCGCCACAACATTCCCAACAGGAGTTAGATTATCAAATGCCAGGGGTGCAAACACAGTTAACTTTACTACTGATGTTGATAAATCATTTCAGATTGAAACAGGAACTGCCATTAGTGGTAAATTATGGAGCTTTGGTCCAGATGGTAATTTGACTCTGCCGCAAAATGCCAACATTAACTTTTCCAATGGTGTTAGCATACTAACCGGGTTAGGTAGTAGCACCTATGGCAACACACAAGTAGCCGCATACTTGCCAACATATGATGGCAATATTGCGGCTAATATTAGCAAAGCAGGCTACACTTGGACCTTTGGCACAGATGCTGTCCTAACTTTACCTTCGGGCGCAACTATTTTAGAAAGCGGGTATG